CGACAATGAAAGATTATCCGATCTAGAAGTGCCCGAAAGGTGCAATCCTGAAGCTACATTTGATGAAATATATAAAAACAAACAACAAAAAAGCAGAAAAAATGATTATTTGTTTTATAATAAATTTGAATCTGTAAAAATTTATTCTAGATATGGCTTGTCCTGATATATCAATAATAATAACAAATTATAATTACTCTAAATACATACAAAGATGCTTAAGAAGCTGTATAAACCAAAAGTATGTAAATCATGATGTAATTGTTGTAGACGATTGTTCTACAGATAATTCTATAGAAAAACTTTCTCCCTTTTTAGATGATATAAAATTTTATCAAACTAAAAAAAATTCTGGAGTAGCCGCAGCAGCAAACCTTGGAGTAGAAAAATCTAAATCTCAATTTTTTATAAGGGTAGATGCTGATGATTTTGTAACAAGTCAAATGTGTTACATTATGAAAGAATATCTAGAGTCAAACAACGATTGTTTTTGTGTTTCTTGCGATTACTACATGGTAAATAATGGAGAAGAAGTTGTTGAAAGAAAGTATTCCGAATTAGAAGATATATCTTGTGGAATCATGTATAGAAGAGATTTGTTTTTAGATTTAGGAGGTTATAATCCTGACATGCGACATAAAGAAGAAAGAGAATTAAGAAAAAGATTAGGTTCAAATTATACTATAAATCACTTAAAAATGCCGTTTTATAGATATAGAATGCACGATTCTAATAAAACTAAATCCAAAGAATATGAACAAACAAAAGTGTGAAAAAAGCAAAGCCCAATATAGATTTTTTATTAGTTTTACATAATAATTCTGCTATAAATTTATTTAATTCTAACAGTCCAGATTGGGTTAAAAATTTAAAAAATTTTAATGTAAACTTTTTAGTTAGATGCCCTACTGAATTAGAAAAAAATATAATTCCGCCAACTAATTCAAGCTTGTTAAGTTTTGGCTTTCATTCTTTAGGTCCTCGTGGCAAATTTGGATCTTTATCTCACACATTTAACCTGCATAGATTATTAAAAGAAATAACTTCTGATTTTTTTATTGTTTCTGACCCTGATGTAGAGTATTTAGGAGATTGGTGTCAAAAAGATTTAACGGAAGTTTTAGATTCTTATGATTTGTTTGGCATTCCTTATCCATCTAGTTTAACCAGTTCTGATAGCGAAGGCAGGTATAGCCATATGCCAAGTGTAATGAATACATTTTTTAGATCTAAATCTTTTTTTGAAAAACTTAAAAAGTTTGGATTAATGAAAGATGATAAATTTTGGATTTTTTATCCAGCCACAAAAGCATGGAATTTAAATTATTTACAAGCTAACCTTGATAAATCGATACCATTTTTCGAAGAGATTTTAGATTATTACAGCTATGAGAAACAATACAACAACGAAGAGAGGGTTTTTTTCATGCCCTACTCTCCAAAAACTTTTGTAAAAAAACAATCTACAATAAATTACAGGGGTACAGATACATCTTGGCTAAATCCAATTGTATTTGAAGATTTAAAATATTTAATTTTACCAGAAATTGAATCGAATACATCAGCAGACAAGCATCAATACAAAAGTATTATAATAAACCATCAAAAAAGAGGCACTGTAGAACCTATAGAGTACCAATGAAGTCTAATAGAATATTAATTTTTGGAGGAAGCGGTTCTCTCGGCAGTTATTTAATAAGTGATTATTTAAAACACAACGAGGTTTTTATATTTTCAAGAGATGAAGCTAAACATTGGGCTTTAAAAAATAAGTTCAAATCAGAATCTTTAAATTTTTTTGTTGGAGATATCAGGAATTACATTAGAGTAAAAGAGGCTATTGATAAAATTAAACCAGATATTGTAATAATAGCTTCTGCGCTAAAACATGTAGATGTCTGCGAAAATAATCCAAGCGAAAGCATACAAACAAACATCATTGGCCCCCAAAATGTATCTGATGCTTGTTTTGGTAATGATTTCATAAAGACAGTATTAATGGTTTCCACTGATAAAGCTTGCTCTCCAATTAATACTTATGGCTTATGCAAAGGTGTTGCAGAGAAGTATGTTTTAGAAAAATCGAAGTACAGCACTTTCACTAAATTTATAGCGGTTAGATACGGAAATGTTTTAGAGTCCAGAGGGAGCATCATACCCCTGTTTCATTACCAAGGTATGTTTGGAAATGAAATTACAATAACTGATCCATCAATGACTAGATTTATAATGACTCTTCCCGATAGTGTTTCTTTAATTAATAGAGCTATAAAAGAAGCTTCTAATGGAGAAATGTTTATCCCCAAAATAAAATCTATGCGGATAAAAGATATTGCATCAATTTTTTCTGACCTTTATAATAAACCAATAAAGGAGATAGGAATGCGTGTTGGGGAAAAAATACATGAAGCGTTGATCAATGAAACCGAATCTCTCAGATCAACAGAAAATAAAAAAGACTTTATAATTAAATCGATATTTGATAAAAAAATATATAATGAACAAGCTTTTGATTTTAATAGCGGAATAGAGGATTTGATTTTAGATAAAGAACAGCTTTTGTCTTACCTATCAAAATTAAATATGTTAGAAAAAAATATTGATAAATTCGAAGAGGCTGAAGGTGCAAAATATTCAGCTATTAGAAAAATAAATTTAAACAAGCATAATGATTAACTGTAGCATACTTTGTGGAGGTCAATCATACTGGAATCCATACATAAATTGGATAAAGAAAGATTCTATTGATTCTAATTACACTCTGTGCGGGATATGGAATCCCCCTGTTGATGTTGGCTTGCCAGAAGAAAAGCCCAGCAAACTTTTCGAAATTTCGGATGTGATTTTATCTTTTGGTTTTGACAAAATTATTTCCGAAAGTAATATATTAAAAGTGCCAATGGGAATAATAAATTTCCATAATTCCTATAGATTAAAACATAGGGGGTCTAACTGCTCTTCTTACCCCATATTAAATCAAGACAAAAAACATGGAGCTTCAATGCATTTTATTAATAAAAAATTAGATGATGGAGCGATTATAGATACTAATTTCTTTAAAATAGAAGACAGCGACACAGCCGAAGATATTTTTTACAAAGCTCATAATCTAGGATTATCTTTACTTAAAAAAAATTTTAAAAAAATAATAAACGGCTCTTGTTTAAAACCAATACCTTCCGACAAAGAAAGCATCATGCATCGGAAAAAAGATTTAATTCATGAATTAAAATTTAAAGAATTAGATGATGAAAAAAAATTCTTCAGAAAAGTTCGAGCTTTAACTTTTAAAGGAAAACCTTTACCTTATATCAAAATGGGGAACCAAAAAATAGAATTTAAATTTTCTAAAATATGAAATTCCCACTCTTTAAAGTTCATACCGATAAAACTTTAGCTCTAAAAAATCTAGAAGAAGTGCTAGAGAGCGGTTTTCTTAATGAAGGCGAATGGGTGATAGAATTAGAAAATCAATTTAAAAACTATTTTAATTTCAATAATTTGCTCGCTGTTAATTCTTGCACATCAGCCTTAACACTTGCTTTGAAAATTTCTGGAGTCCAAGATGGGGACGATGTACTAACTACATCAATGACATGTGTTGCGACAAATATGCCTATATGTAATTTAGGAGCGAATCCTGTTTGGGTGGATATTGACAGAAATACAGGAAATATTGACTTTGAAAATTTAGAAAAATCAATAACAAAAAAAACAAAAGCTTTAGTTTGTGTTAATTGGGCTGGCTACCCATGTGATCTAATAGAGTTGGATAAATTTTGTAAAGATAATGATATAAAATTAATTCAGGACGCGGCTCATTCTTTTGGATCGACCTACAAGGAAAAACAATTATGCCATTACTCCGACTTTACATGCTATAGTTTACAAGCCATCAAACATATTACCAGCGGAGATGGTGGTTTATTAATGTGTAGAAATGATGAAGACTTCAAAAGAGCTAAGCCATTAAAGTGGTTTGGCATAGATAGAGAGTTATCTAAAGATGAAAAAGGTGAATGGAAAGGTCAGAGGTGGGAGACTGACATTAAAGAACCTGGATATAAGTTTCACATGAATAATATCTCAGCAGCTATTGGCTTGTCTCAAATACCTCATTTAGAGATAATAATCAATTCTCATAGAAAAAACGCGTTACTATATGAGAGGTTTTTGTCAGATAATGATTTCTTATCTTTTTTATCTAAACCTGATGAATGCAACCCTAGCTATTGGGTCTTTACAATATTATTAAATGATAAAATTAATAGAGATGATGTCCTTGAATCTTTAAATAAAATTGGAATAGGTGCTGGCGTTGTACATATACCAAATCATAATTATAGTTGTTTTTCTCAAAGCATCAAAGATCTACCAGAAACAGATTATTTTAACAAGCATCAAATTTCTCTTCCTTGTGGGTGGTGGTTAACGACTCAAGACATAGACTTTATATCCAATCAACTTTTAGGTATATTAAAAAATGAATACAATAAATATTTTTTTGAAAAGATGTTATGATTAATTCTGAATACTCAATAAATCACTACAGTAAACCGTATAATGTTTGGGTTATTGATAGCTTCTTGAAATCAGAAGTTAATGAATCAATCCTAAAAGATTGGCCTGATTCCAATTCAAGTGTTTGGCATGGGGGGCATAAAAAAATAGGTGAAAAAGAAAATATTCTAGAAACAGGGATGATTGCAATTGATAATTGTGAAGACATTCCCAGTAGCCCCCTCTCTGTCTTAGATTATTTTCATTCAGAAAACTTCAAGAACATCATAGAAGAAGTCACTAATATTCAAAATCTAATAATCGATAAAACGAGAAGGTGGGCTGGAGTAAGGTCTATGTTAAAAGACTCGAAGCAAATGATACATAGCGATGCTGATGTTCATCCAGAAAGCGGCCTTAAAAAGAAGTTGACTTTAATTTATTATTTAAATAAAGATTATAACAGAGAAAGGGACGAAGGATGCCTAGAAATATGGAACGATAATGTTTCAGAAAAAATTATAGAAATTGAGCCTATAAATAACAGATTATTAATTTTTGAGGATTCTTCAAAATCTTATCATGGAGTCCCTTTAGTCAAATCAGAAAGAAAATCTATTATATCAGCATTCCTCAAAAAAGAAGAAACTACAGATAGATCAAAAGCTCTTTTTGTTTCTAGACCACAAGACTCAAAAGAGATTTCTGAATTAGGTTTAGCTAGAAGTAAAATATAATTTTTGAAAATTTTTATATAAATTTATTATAAAATAATGGATATAACACTTGGCATTATAGGAAACGGATTTGTAGGATCTGCGGTTTTTCAAGGGTTTGTTCATTATGTTAATGATTTAAAAATTTTTGACAAAGATAAAAATAAAAGCAAAGACAGTTTAAGAGATTGTATAAAACAAGATTTAGTATTTGTTTGTGTCCCTACTCCCATGTCTTTATCTCAAAATGGTAAATGCGACTTGTCTATTATAAATTCTGTATTTGAAGAGATATCATCAATAGGATCTGATGCAATTTTTGTTATAAAATCTACAGTTCCGATAGGAACCACTTTGAAATTACAAACAAAGTTTAAAAAATTAAAAATATTGCATTCTCCTGAGTTTCTTACAGCAAGAACAGCCTTACTTGATTTTATAACTCCTGCAAGAAATATAATAGGATACCCAAAAAGTTTTTATTCAAACCTTCATGCTGTTCCTAACAAAGCTGTAGAGCTTTTTGAAAAAAGATTTCCAGGAACAAAAACTTTTTTAGTTGATAGTGATTCTAGTGAGATGATTAAGTATGTAGCAAATTGTTTTTTTGCTACAAAAATTAGTTATTTCAATGAAGTCAATTTACTATGCGAAAAATTAAGTTTGAATTATAATGAAATTATGGAAGGAGTACTGTCTGATGGAAGGATTGGGATTAGCCATTATCAAGTACCAGGGCATGATGGTAAAGCTGGGTTTGGAGGAACTTGTTTTCCCAAAGATATAAATTCCTTTATTAATTTAATGAAATCTAATAATATAACTCCTAATGTGTTAGAAGGAGCTTGGAAAACTAATATAAAAGTTAGACCAGAGAAAGATTGGGAAAATTTTTCTTCTGCGGTTACTAAATCTGGAAATGAAGATCCATCAGGATGTGGTCACGATCATGTATAATAAAATAATATGAAATATGTAGTAATTGGAGGAGCTGGTTTTATTGGCTCAAATGTAGTTGACGCTTTAATCGAAGATGGTCATGAAGTCTATGTGATAGATAATTTATCTACAGGATTTATGAGTAATGTTAATGAAAAAAGTCATTTTCATAATTTCGATATAAGCTTGTATGATTTTTGTAAAAACCAAAATGCAGAAGGAAAAGCATTGAATGGCTTTTACGACATTATGATGCAGGCAATAGATGGTGCAGATGGAGTTTTCCATTTTGCAGCTCTTGCTAGAGTTCAACCTTCAATAGAAGAACCTTTTAAATACCATAAAGCGAATATAGATGGAACATTAAATGCACTTTCCTTATGCAAAGATATTGGAGCTAAAAGATTTGTTTATAGTGCATCTTCATCGGCTTATGGCGATACTGATATTCTTCCTACTCCAGAAACTGCTCCAACTGATCCTCTTAGCCCATATGGTTTACAAAAATTAGTGGGAGAACAATATTGTAGAGTTTTCTCCCATTGCTATAATCTTGATACGGTTTCTCTAAGATATTTTAATGTATTTGGACCTAGGCAAGTTCTAGAAGGAGCTTATGCTTTGGTGATTAGTACTTTCGCAAAACAAAGAATAGCGGGAGATCCTATAACTATAACTGGAGATGGAGAACAGAGAAGAGATTTTACTTATGTTGGTGATGTGGCTAAAGCAAACTTGCTAGCCATGAAATCTTCTGAAAAATTTAATGGAGAAGTTATAAATATTGGTAATGGAGATAATAGATCAATAAATCAAATAGCAGATTTAATGGGTGGCGAGCGAAAATATATAGAAAAACGTTTAGAGCCTAGAGAAACATTAGCTGATAACAGCAAAGCTAAAAGTCTATTAAAATGGAGTCCCAGTGTCAGTGTTGAAGACTGGATTCCTTCTTACAAAAAAGAATTATATATTGATTAATAAATGAAAAAAATAATAGTAACAGGAATAACTGGTCAAGATGGTAGTCACATGTGTGATTATTTAATTGATTTATTTTTAAATAAACTCGGAGATTCTGATTTTAAAATTTATGGAACCGTTAGAAGGTTAAGTGTTAAAAATCATGAAAATATATTACATCTTGAAAATCATCCTAATTTTGAGATGTTAGATTTAGATTTAAATGATGCTCATAGTATAAGAGATTGTATAATTGACATTGACCCAGATTATTTTATTAATTTTGCTGCTCAATCTTTTGTGGCTGGCAGTTGGAAATATCCAATTCAAACTTGGGGAACAGATGCAGATGCAGTTCTTCATATTCTTGAGTCATTAAGGAGGTTCGCTCCTCAATGTAAGTTTTATAATGCAGGATCATCTGAAGAGTTTGGGGATGTAATTTATTCGCCTCAAAATGACGATCATCCTTTGCGTCCTCAATCTCCTTATGGAGCTGCAAAATGTGCGGCTAGGCATTTGGTAAGAGTATATAAAGAATCATATGGATTATATGCAGTTCAGGGTTGGTTATTCAATCATGAGGGAGTAAGAAGAGGTATTGATTTTGTAACAAGAAAGATAACCTACAATGTGGCTAAATTTAAGCTTGCCTTGGAGAAGTCAAATTTACATCATATCGAATTTCCTAAATTTTCACTCGGCAATTTAGAAGCTAAAAGAGATTGGAGCGATGCAGAAGATTTTATGGAGGGGGTCTGGTTGATGCTCAATCAGAAAGGAGATCCTAAAAACTATGTTTTAGGCAGTGGCAAAATGCACACAATAAGAGAGTTCCTGGAAGAAACATTAAAAAATGCTTGCATAGAATATTATAAAACAGGATCAGGAGATCAAGAAAAATACATTTCTAAAAAAGGCGATCATGTAATCATGGAAGTTAATCCTAAATTTTACAGACCAGCAGAAGTTCATGAATTATGTGGCGATCCATCTAAAGCAGAAAGAGAGCTTGGATGGCAAAGAAAAACCGACTTTAAAGGTCTTGTAAAAAAAATGTACCAGAATGATTATACAAAATTATCACAAAGATAGTTCTATTTTTGTTGCTGGTCATAATGGAATGGTTGGCTCGGCTGTAGTTTCAGAATTAAAAAAACAGGGTTACAACAACATTCATACACGTTCAAAGGAAGAGGTAGATTTAAGAAAAGAAAGTGAAGTCAATCTCTTATTTAAAAATCTTAATTTTGATATTGTAATTTTATGTGCTGCAAAGGTAGGAGGCATATTAGCGAATAATAATTTTAAAGCAGATTTCATATATGATAACATTAAGATTGGAACGAATGTTGTTCAAGCTTGCCATAAATTTGAAATTAAAAAGTTAATAAACTTAGGTTCTTCATGTATTTATCCCAAAGAAGCTCAAATACCCATAAAAGAGGAGTCTTTGCTAACTGGATTATTAGAACCAACAAATGAACCTTATGCCATTGCAAAAATAGCTATACTAAAAATGTGCCAAAGTTTTTATGACCAGCATCAAAACAATTTTTATTCATTAATGCCGTGCAATCTTTATGGCCCTGGAGATAATTTTGATTTAAAATCTTCTCATGTTTTACCAGCATTAATAAATAAAGTTCATAAAGCTATATTAGAGAAAAAAGAAAATATAACTTTATGGGGTACAGGAAGTCCATTGAGAGAATTTTTATATTCCAAAGATGTCGCTAAAGCAATTGTTTTCTGCATGGAGAATGTTGAAGCTAAAGATATATACGACCAAGGCATATCTCATTTAAACTGCGGGTCAAATGAAGAAATTACAATTTTAAATCTTTTATTAAAAATTAAAAAAATTTTAAATTATAATGGTGAAATAATTTTTGATAAAGATAAGCCAGACGGCACTTATAGAAAAAAAATGGATAATACAAGATTGGTTAATCTAGGATTTTTACCACAAACTCCTTTAAACAAAGGTATTGCGGAAACCTATTCTTGGTTTTTAAAAAATTTGTGATTTTTCTTGTTGACTTGTTGCAATTTTTTTTGTAACATAACTTAAATTTTATTTTGTTTTAAGCTGGATTTAGCTTGAATCATTGTGTAACTAGTAAAGTCGTGTTATCCCTAAACTTAAAAATAAATTCATGGACATAAAAGTAAAAAAAAGAAACGGTAGATTAGAGCAATTTAATGTAGAAAAAATAAATAAGATAGCACAAAGGGCTTGTGATGATATAGAAGAAGTTTCGGCTAGCGAGATTGTATTGGATGCTCAACTCCAACTTTATGATAAAATTAAGACTACAGAAATAGATCAAGCTTTAATATTAAGCTCTCGTGAAAAAATACAAAAAGAGCCAAACTATAGTTTTGTTGCAGCTAGACTACTATTAAACACGGTATATAAAGAAGTTTTTAAAGAGGGCGTTGATTCAGATACATTTAAACTTCAGTACAGAAAAAGTTTTATACAAAATACTAAAAAGTTAGTTAAAGACGGCAGACTAGACAATAGGCTTTTGGATTTTGATTTAGTTAAGTTATCTGAAGCTATAAAAATAAGAAGAGATCTATCTTTCAAATATTTAGGCATACAGATTTTAACTGATAGATATTTTATAAGGCAAGATGATAAAATCATGGAAGCTCCTCAGTCTTTTTGGATGAGAGTAGCTATGGGGCTTGCAATAAATGAAAGAAATAAAGATGCTAAGGCTATTGAATTTTATAATTTATTTAGTCAATTTCTTTACACATCATCAACTCCCACATTATTTAATAGTGGTACAGTTAGATCTCAGCTTAGCTCTTGTTATTTAAATACTTTTGATGATAGTATAGATGGAATTTTTGATGGAGCTTGGCAAGAAGCCAGAAAATCAAAATATGCAGGTGGCTTAGGTTTAGATGTTACGCCTTTTAGATCTACAGGCGCTCACATTCAAGGCACAAATGGAATATCTAGTGGACTTGTCCCTTGGTTAAAAATATATAACGATTTATTAGTGGCAGTAAATCAAGGTGGGAAAAGGCCAGGTGCTGGGTGTGCATATCTTGAGCCTTGGCATCTTGATTTTGAAGACTTTCTCAATTTAAGAAGAAATACTGGGGATGACAGGCTTCGTTGCCATGACATGAATACTGCATCTTGGATACCTGATGAGTTCATGAGGAGAGTTCAGAAAGAAGAAGATTGGTATTTCTTCGATCCAAGTGAAATGGTTTATGAAGACGGAAAAACCTTGCATGATTATTTTGGTAAAGATTTTGATGATCGATATGAAGATGCATGTCGAGCGGCAGAATATGGCGACATTAAGAATTTTAGAAAAATGCCAGCAAAAGAGCTTTGGAAAAAAATGCTCAAGGTTTTATTTGAAACTTCTCACCCATGGAACACATTTAAGGATGCTTGCAACATCAGGTATACGAATCAACATGAAGGAGCTGTTAGAAGTTCCAATCTATGTACTGAAATTACTTTGCATACTAAACCTTCTAAATATAAAGAAGGGGAGAAAATTGAAATCGGAGAGACTGCTGTTTGCAATCTAGGTTCTATAAATTTATTAAACCATCTTAATAAAGATAATTCTATAAATTATAAAAAGTTAGAAAAGACTATACATACAGCTATTAGAATGTTGGACAATGTAATAGATCTTAATTTTTACCCAACAAAAGAATCAAAAAACTCTAACTTAAGAAATAGACCTATAGGATTAGGCATGATGTCGCTTCACGATGTATTGCATAAATTAAATATATCTATTGATAGTGACGAGGCAGTTAAGTTTAATAATGAAATTTTTGAATTTTACTCAATGCACGCCATATATGCTAGCTCTCTTTTAGCTGCTGAAAGAGGTAAGTACGAAACTTATGAAGGCTCTCTTTGGAGTGGAAATGTATTTCCAATTGACTCTTATAATAATTTAATGGCTTACAGGGGCAAACAAAAACAACCCAAAACAGGTAAAGGTCAAACTTTAGAAGATTGGGCTAGAGTTCGTCAACATGTTGCTGAATTTGGAATGCGAAATTCAAATGTTATGGCTATTGCTCCTACGGCTACAATAGGATATATCAATGGAGTGGAGCAGAGTATAGAGCCAAACTTTTCCGTCCTCTTTGTTTATGAAAATAAAAGTGGCAACTTCTATATAACTAACGATCATTTTGTTAATGACATGAAATCTAAGGGGCTATGGAATCCTGAGATAGCATCTTTTGTTAAAAGTATAGATGGGGATTTATCTCTAGCGAATGGAAATATCCCTCAAGAGTTTAAAGAAAAGTATAAAACTGCATTTGACAGAGATATGTTTAAATTAATCGAATGTAATTCAGTTCGTCAAAAATGGATAGATCAAGCTGTGAGCTTTAATCTTTACAATAAAACCACTTCTTTAAAGTATTTAAATGACATATATACTGCATCTTGGGAGGCTGGCTTAAAAACCACTTACTATTTAAGAAATAGGGCTGCAAGTAAAGTGGAGAAGTCCACAGGGTCTTCAGATCAAGAATCTCAAGCTTGCAGTATTGAAGCTATGAAAAATGGAGAAATCTGCGAATCATGCCAATAAAGAAGTCTGCTGGAGTTTGTGTTATATCTCAAGGAAAATCATTTCTCCTTGCGAAAAGACCCAAATATTGGGGGGAGAAAAAAATTCCAGTACCTTTTCCAGAGCATTGGTCTATATTTTGCGGATCGATGGAGGGTAGCGAGACTCCTGCTGAATGTGCGGTTAGAGAACTATATGAAGAATCTAAAATAAAAATATCTGTTGAAGATCTTGAGTATGCAGGTCATTTAAAAAATTTTGAAAAAAATATTTTTCATTTACATTTTTGCAACTTAAACTACTTGCCAAATGTTTGCTTAAATGCAGAGCATACTGCATATATGTGGTGGAGTGTTGATTCTGTTGAGAATTTTCCTTACAAGATAGAAGAAAAATTATTTGAAAAAATTAAAAAACATTTAGAAAAATACAAATAATATTTTATTATAATAATAACCCGATAATAACATGATTGAATTTTACAATGTAAAGAAAAAAACTAAAGTCAGTATCGACGAATCTAAAGTTGAGAAAAAAACTTATGAAAAAGTCTCTAAAGCTGGAAAAAAAACCATTAGATATGCTTTTGCTGCCGTTGATGATGATGGCACAAAATTAACTAAGTTTTGCAGTAAAGAGGCATTTGATAGTATTTGATAAATGATGGGTCCTATCCTAAACACTGTATTAGGTGCGGGCATAAAACTCGCTTGTAACCTTGTAAATGCATGGTTAGAGCAGAAAAGGCAAGATCAAATGATGCTTGCTATTAGAGATGAAAAAATGTTTGAGGCTATGGCTAAGAATCAAGCCACTCAAGCTTCCGACCCTTTTGTAAAAGTAACTCGTAGAATTTTATTTATGAGTATAACTTTTACACTATGTTATTTAATGGTTTATTATGCTCATAATCCAGACATAACTTATGACATCATAGTACCAAGAGGAGAGGGTTCCAAATGGGGATTTTTTAGTTATATATTTGGTGGAAAAGATTGGGAAGTAGTAACTCTAACTGGCGGGCTTATGCTTAGTTCTTTTATCGATTTATGTTTTATGGTCGTAGGATTTTATGCTATTCCTAGTAAGAGGCGTTGATTTGGTGTAATATTCTACATGAGCCTTCAGCAATTAAATAAAAAAATCCATCAAGCTTCTAAATCCGAGTTAGTTGCGAATTTAGAGACTTTTAAAACTGCTATAGCAAATGCTTTAACTGAAGGAGAATCAGAAGCTTATTATAAAAACCACACAGGTAGAGAGTTATACAGGAAGTTACATAATTTTGGCCTAGGTTCTGAAATTACTTCAATTGGAGATGCTCATGATAATGGATTTAGACCATTAACAGTTGCTGGAATAAAAAGTTCTGTAGCTTCATTATTTGACCCATCAGATATAGATTCAGCTGTTTTATTAGCCTGGTATGACGCAAGCGATTCTTCTACAATTACAAAGAACGGATCAAATGAGGTAACCTTATGGTCAGACAAGTCGGCCAATTCCAATAATCTCGCAGGAAATGCAGAGGCGGGTAGTAATCCAATTACAGGAACAAGTAAGCAAAATTCTTTAAATGTTATCAAATTGGATGGTGATGACTTTTTCAAGAAAGATGTTTTTTCGACACCAACAAGCGGAAACCTTCAGGCTTTTATTGTGTGTAGTGTTGATACTGTTAACCACAACGCAGATGCAGTCATATCCATGGATGCGGCTTCGCATGATTGGCAGATAGGTGCGGGCAATCATAATCAATTTAGAGGAATTTTAACTTTTAATGATCAAACTCCTCATGGGTCTACAACTGTTGCTAGTAATAGTGGCCTCGCAGGATTTCGCATGTTTTGTGCCGATCTTGATTTCACTGATGATGGAAAGTATCAATTGCTCGTTGACGGAGAGACGCTTCCAGGAACTCTTGTGCGGAACTACACTGCCAAATTGGCATCAAATGTAGAGTTCTATCTTTTTGCAAATCGTAGTGAAAATAAATTTCCTGAGGGGAAAATTGCAGAAGTCATTCTTTTGGACAATACGGACAATACGGTTCGTCAAAAAGTCGAAGGTTACCTAGCTCACAAATGGGGTATTGAAAGCCTATTATCTGGTTCGCACCCTTACAAAGAATCTGCTCCCTCTTGATTTTTACACTTTCAGCAGCTCTTTTTTTATTAAGCTTAGTTTGCTTAGGGTTTTATTTAAAATTTAAAAAAACTTTTAATTATTTAAAAGAGATAGAAAATGATAATTTTTTAATGGAAGCTAGATTCAAAGATTTAGAAAAAAATTTAGAGCTAAAAGAAAGTCAGCATAGACTTAGTATGGAATCGTTAAAAGAATCTTTCGAGCATGAAAGAAAATCTATAGAAGAAAAAAAGATAGAAATACAAACCAAAGAAAAGGACTTTGAAATTTCTATAGCGAAACTCACAGAAGATTTAGAAGAGCAAAGAGATTTAAAAACCAAAGTTACATCTCAGAAAAAAAGTAGTGAAGTTAGATTGGGTCATATCGCAGAAACATTAGCTCCTTTTTTAGATCAATTTGAATTTGAACCAGAGGAATGTAGCTTTTTAGGTCAACCAATAGACTATGTTTCTTTTGGTCAAGAAGAGATTACATTTATAGAAGTCAAAAGCGGCAAAAGCCAGTTAAGCTCTAAACAAAGAAAGATTAGAGATCAAATCATAGAGGGAAAAGTTGCCTGGAAAGAAGTTCGTATAAAATAATTTATACTTGACTAAGAACTATAATCTCGTTATATTCGTTCTTTATATATGGAAACAAAAACAGGCGAATTATTAACTAAGAATATAGCTGGGGTAAATAGAATATTACCTCATAAACACAAATATGCATGGGATCTTTTTTTAAAGAGTTGTGCGAATAACTGGATGCCTACTGAAATAAGCATGCAGAATGATATTAAACAATGGAAAAATGATGAAATCACGGAAGATGAAAAACTCCTCGTCAAACGCTGTCTTGGATTTTTTGCTGGAAGCGAGTCTTTGGTTGGTAATAACCTTTTGCTTTCGGCTTTCAGATATGTTACGGATGCTGAATGTCGCCAGTACATTTTGCGTCAAGCTTTTGAAGAAAGTTTACACAACCTTACCGTTGTATATATTTGCGACAGCTTGGACCTTGATATCGAAGAAGTTTTCGCAGCTTATGAAAATATTCCGAGCATAAAAGCAAAAGATGATTTCTTAATGGAAATTACTAACGATATTAGTCGTGCAGATTTTTCTACTGAAACCAAAGAGGGCAAACAAGAGCTTCTAAGAAACTTCTTAACATATTGGATTGTTTGTGAAGGTACATTCTTTTTCAGTGGGTTTGCTATGCTTCTAGCTTTAGGTAGGCAAAACAAACTACAAGGAATATCCGATCAGATTAAATACACATTAAGAGATGAAAGTTCTCATATTGCTTTTGGAACTTACTTAATTAACACATTGATCGAACAAAATCCTTCTATATGGACAAAGAAAATACAAGATGAATTTGTAGAGCATATTAAAAAAGCAGTAGAGCTTGAGATAGCTTATGCTCACGATGTCTTGCCTACAGGTATACTTGGCTTAAACGCTGAAATGTTCGTGGATTATATGTATTACATAGGAAATCGAAGGCTTGAAGCAATCGGGCTTGACTATCGTTTTCCAAGTGACAATAATCCATTTCCTTGGTTAGGTGAAGTGGTTGATGTTCAAGCCATGGGTAACTTTTTTGAAAGACGAGTTAGAGAATATCAACAAAGTGGCTCATTGGAAGACGATTTTTGATTAAAAAAGTTACTATTGTCATATCTTATCTTAATTCCTGCCCATACAGAGAAAGGAATTATAAATTTTTATTATCTCATCTGCTTGAATTAGATATACCTTTTATTATTGCAGAGCAAGTAAAAGGTAAAAACAAAGATGACTCAGTAGAAAATAAAGGTAAATACATTTTAATTAAACATTATTCTAACTGTTTTTTTAAAAAATCTTTTTTATATAACTTAGCATTTAAATATGTAAAAACTCCTTATGTTTGGTTTCTGGATTCAGATATTTTTCTTAACTTTAATAAAGTCTTAGGTCAAATAAATAATCAAGATGCAATAAGACCGTTTTCTTCTATATTCCAATTAAACGAACAAGATTCTAATGAATTTGCTCTAGGTAGACCTGTAGATTACAAAAAATACGATGAAGATAATTATTACGGCAAACATTCTCTGATAGTATCTTCCGATATTTTTTGCAAAGTTGGAGGTTTTGATGAAAAATTTTACGGATGGGGATGGGAAGATTTAGATTTTGTTGAAAATAAAATTTCTAACATCGATCCCTTTGTTGTAAAAAATTTAAATGGAGTTCATCTATATCATCCTCCAGCCAAAAAAGAGAACGAAAGAAACAATTACTTTACTTTTCTTGAAAATTCTAATTCTAGAAAAAAAATGAGTTTTTGCATCTTTGCGGAGAAGCTTGAAGATATAAATTTTACAACTCTAAACCAAAGCTTGAGTAACAATTTTTTATTAAGATCTGTTTTGGACTTTACAGTAGTTCTTTTCGGGGATTTTCATAAAGAAATTTCAAGTAATCTTTATTTTAATTTCAAAAAATACATCAAATCTAAATTTTTAAATATATATTTTTGCAGTAAAACTCCCAATAAATTAAAAGATAAAATTAATAATTGTATTTATCCAGCAGAAGGATCTGTAATCTGTTTTTGGGATCAAGAATCAGTTGTAAAAGTAAGTACTAGCAACTCTGGCATGTCTCTTTTGTCTAGCGATAATAACCATGTTATGATAGATTCTACCTTATTAGTAAAAAGGGTTGCATTTGATTCTGTAAATGGCTATGATTACTGCGATAGTTCAATAGAAAAATACAATTTAAATTTGCAAAAGAAACTAATTAAAAACAAAAAACATAAAGCAATATCTACTTATGGAGATAGAGATTATTTTATGTATTTCAACTTTAATGATTTTAATTTTTATACAATTTAGTGAAGTTAAAACAGTCCGAAAAGAAAGAGATCATATCTCGCCTAGTGAATATTCCAGAAAAAAATAAAAGATTTTTCTGGGCAAGAGAAATTAAATTTTTAAATGATTTATATGAGCGCTTTCCTAATGTAGATTTTTGGATACTGTTAAATTTTAAAAAAAAATATGATTCTTTAGTTTTCCTTAAAGGTCAATATGGAGCTGTAGAATTAAAAAAAAGATATCTTGAATTTTCATATAAACCCTCTGTCTCAGAAAAAATAATTCTAGGAAAGAAAACTGGAAAGAATTATAACAAACCAAAAAAAATAAAAACAATTAAAGATTTTTTAACAAATGAGTGATACATTAAAAATAATTGACGATTTTCTTCAAGATAAAGAAAACAAAAAATACCATTACAATAATTACGAGGATGATAATTATAAAATCTCTTCTGGAAGCATAAACTTAGATTTAGCATTAGGAGGAGGTTTTCCTTCTGGAGCTCACAGATTTACTGGAGTCAATGAAGGAGGTAAAACTAGTTGTGCATTAACTGTCGCCAAAAACTTCCAGAAACATTTTGGAGACAAAGGTATGGTTGTTTATATTAGAAGTGAAGGCAGGTTAAGTCCAGAACTTTTAAATAGATGTGGCGTAGACCAAACTCCAGAAAGGTTTTTTAAATTTGATTGTAATATATTTGAAAAAGTTTTTCAATTAATAAGAACTTTAGTAGAAGAAAATCCTGATGATAAAAAATATTTATTTATCATAGATAGTGTTGATGCATTATGCAGAATTGGAGATTTTGATAAACCTTTTGACGAAAGCGAGCAGGTTGCTGGAGGAGCTTTAGTTACATCTGTATTTTTAAAAAAAATGGTTCTGCCTATAACTAAGATGGGGCATATGATGATACTCACATCTCAAGTCAGGGTTGAAGTGGCTGCTAACCCTTACGCTAGTAGAGGTGGTCCGAAAGTTAAACAAGCTGGAGGTAATGCTGTAAAACACTATGCAAACTTTATATTAGAGTTTCAAGAAAGGTACTCTAATGATATAATGTATTCAAATCCATCTGCAACAAAAATTGAAGATAAAGGAGATCCCATTGGGCATGTATGCAAAATTATATTTAGAAAAAGTGTAAATGAAAAAACTGGAGGAGTAGTTAGATACCCAATAAGATATGGTCAAAAAAATGGAAATAGTATATGGGTAGAAAAAGAAGTCATAGACATGATGAAATTATGGGGATATATCGAACAAAAAGGAGCTTGGATTTCTTTTGATCAAGAAATAATTGAACTTGCAAAAAGCAAAAAAATTGAATGTCCAGAAAAAATACAAGGAGAAGGTAAGCTAACTCAGTTTATTGAAGATAATAAAGATTTTACTAATTTTATGTTAAATCAAATTCAATCTAATTTTAATGAAGTTTAAAACTATAGCTGGAAATTTAAAAAGAGTCCCTAAAGTTAGGAATTACATAATAGATTGGGAAGCGGAAAGTAAGAGCAAAATACAATTTAATACAAAACAGTTTCTAAAAGACTACTGGATTAATCATGTAGTATTTGAAGAGTTTCCTGTTGCTGGCACAAGACTTTCTTTAGATTTCTATAATGCTACTAAAAATATCGCTGTAGAAGTTCAAGGAGCTCAACACAGAAAATATGTACCTCATTTTCATGGAGGGCATAAATCAAATTATTTGGATCAGCTCAGGAGGGACAAGCAGAAACTTGAATTTTGTAAAATAAACGGTATAAAATTAGTAGAAGTGTACGATAATGATGTATTAAAAAAGTCTTTATTCGAAAAGTTTGGAATAAATTTATAGTGTATATATTATATGTAACACTATAAAATGGAAGACTTTGATCCAAATACCGAATGTAATTTTCAAATTCCAGCTGAATTTTTAGATAAACTATATGAGTTTACTGGAGGTAGCGAAGGTCAATCTGGTTTTGTCCTAAGTTATGTTGATGATGAAGGCAAAGCTATGGTTTATACTAGAGCTAGTTCTCAAATAGTTGAGATGGGCTTAAGAAAAGCTTTAGAGAAGTATTTAATACAGATGGAAGAAGGCGAAGCCTCAATAGACCTTACATAATTTCTTTGTTTTTTGCGGCCTTCCTAGTTATCATATGGGATGCAGTTGTATAATTACGAATTAGAGCAACATCTTTTAAGTGGATTGATACAAAACCCAGATGTGTTTTTCAAAATATCTGGTTTTATCTCTGAAAAAGATTTTTATTCAGAAAGCACTTCTATTAATAGGAGTATTTTTTTAGTTTTAAGATCTTGTATTGAAAATAATAGTTCGGTAGATGAATATCTAATTTCTGAAAAAGTTAAAGATCTAGGGATAACTTTCGAAGAAGGCATTGATTGCCTAGAATATTTACAGAGCCTATTGCTTAGAAAAGTTTCAGATAAATCGGTTATAGATTCAGCTAAAGAGTTAAAAATACTAACACTTAAAAGAGACATATGCGGAATAGGTCGAGACTTAAACGAAAGCATGCACTCTCCTAGTTTAAAAAACTATCAAGATATAATAGATAAAGCCGATTCTATTTATAATGAAAAAGTGAATTTTTATGAAGTAGGCTCAGATCTTCCTGAAAATATATATGACAATATGGAAGAAATGATAGAGGAAAGAGGCGAAAATCCTGTAGATGATCACGGTTTAGAAGGCCCCCATCAAAGACTGCATGAAATATATGGATCATTACTTAGACCTGGAAATATAAGTGTTATTGTAGCTAGATCGGGAATAGGAAAAACTCAATTTTGCATGGATTTTTGTACAAAAGTTTCTTCAATGAATGAAGATGTCCCTATTTTGCACTTTGATAATGGAGAAATGAGCCTTGAGGAGTTGACGATGAGGCAGTGTGCGGCTCTTTCGGGAGTTCAATTAAACTTGCTTGAAAGCGGAAGGTGGAGAAATGCTGGAGAGCAAACTGTTAATAGAGTTAGAGCGGTATGGAAAAAATTAAAGGGCATGAAGTTTTATTACTACAATTGTGGGGGTATGAGTATTGATGAAATGGTTAATATGGTAAAGAGATTTTATTTTTCTCAAGTTGGCAGAGGGAATCAAATGATATTTAGTTTTGATTATATAAAAACTACATTTCAACCTTCGGGAAATAAAACTGAATGGCAAGTTGTAGGAGAAATGGTAGATAGATTCAAAAGGCTTATAGCTAAAGATCTGCTTTTTGATAAAAAACCTGTTGTTTCTATGCTTACAAGTGTTCAAATGAATCGTGTTGGAACTAGTAGAAATAGAAGTTCTGATAATATTGTTGAAGATGAAACGGTAGTTTCTTTATCTGACAGAATAACTCAATTTTGTTCTCATATGTTTCTATTAAGAAGCAAAGAGCCTTCCGAAATTGCAGAGGATGCAAATTTTGGAACACATAAATTAACAAATATCAAAGCTAGACACCTAGGTCAAGACCCAATGGGCGAAATAGAACCTGTAAGAATGCCTGACGGAACTTTAAAAAGAAATTATTTAAATTTAGATTTTAACAACTTTAATATTACAGAAAGAGGAGACTTAAGAGACCTTGTTGAACATATAAGAGTAGAGGGGTTAACTCCAGAAGAAGACGGAAGAACAGATTTGCCCGCTCTTTTTGATGAATAATATAAATGTAAAAGAAACTCTCCTTCAACTTGGCTACAAATTAGTTGATCGAGGTCCTTATTGGCAAACTAATGCTCTATTTAGAGGGGGAGACAATAAAACAGCTATTCAGATTTATAAAGATAGCGGAGTATGGAAAGATTATGTAAACCAAACTCCCTTCATGCCATTTAATAAGTTAGTTCAAGCTACATTAGGATCTAATGATGAAGATTTTATAGAAAAATCAATAGTTCAAAATACACTATTTAGTAGTGCTATTTCAAAACCTATAGCTCCAAGGATAAAAATGGAAAAAACATATGATATATCATGTCTAGATAGACTACTTCCTCACTTTGATTTTTATGAGAAAAAAGGTATCAGTTCGGATATAATAAAAAAGTTTAAAGGCGGGCTGTCTACAGAGGGAAAGATGTATCAAAGGTTTGTCTTTCCAGTATTTAATTTAAATAAAAAAATACATGGATTTTCTGGTCGAGATATGAATCCTTCTGACAATAGGCCAAAATGGAAGCATATCGGAACAAAAACGAAGTGGATTTTTCCTTGGAACTTGTCTGAAAAGTCTATATTGGATTCTAAAGAACTAATATTAGTTGAAAGTATAGGGGATATTTTAAGCCTATATCAAAATAATATTGAAAATACACTTTGTTGTTTTGGAACTCAAGTTTCTCCATCTTTAATTTCTTACATAGTAAAGGTTAATCCTCAAAATATTTTAATTAGTTTAAATAATGATTCTAAAAGTTCTACAAATGCAGGGTTGATTGGTTCGATAAAAAGCTTTTTCAGTTTAATATCTTTGGTTGATTACAATAAAGTCAAAATAGTTTTACCTGTAAAAAATGATTTCGGAGACATGGACAAACATGACTACGAGCAATGGCTTACAAAAAAAGAAAATGCTATTAAAGATTTTGATTATAAAAAAATTATAGATGTGGCTGAAAAAATTTGCGCAAAAACATCTCAACCAAAAACCTTTCATGAAAAAATAAAAAAATTTAAAAAACAAATTTACAATGAATGAAGTTATACTGTCTGCAAGCAAAATAAAAACCGCTCAAAGTTGTTCATGGAAATACTGGACTTCCTACGTTCTAAAGTTACCTCAAACATCCAACGACGGAGCAAGTCGAGGTTGGATTTGTCATTTAATTTACGAGCTTCTTGGAGAAAAAAAACATTCCAAACATTATAAATCTATAATAAAATCAGGCACAGTAAGAGCTTCTAAGGCTGTTTCTAAATTAATAGATTATCATGCTAGAAAATTAGATGTTTATGATGAAGAAAATTTAGAGCTGATAGATATGATGACAGTAAAAGGATTGCTGTTCGATTTTTTTGGAAAAGATAGGGGTACTATTACAAAATCAATATCAGAACATGAGTTCAATATGTCTATAGATGAAGATGGAAAAAAATATAAAATAAGAGGGTTTATAGATAAGTTGTTTTTATACGACAGAGGAAAAAAAGCATTAATTAGAGATTTCAAAACTAGTAAACAGCTTTTTAAAGGAAAAGAAATTACTGACAATCTTCAGAATTTAATGTACTGCCTTGCTGTAAAGAAAAATTTTCCTAAAACACAAGATGTTGAAGTTGAGTTTTTATTCTTAAAATTTGATTTAGAGTCTGATTTGTTAGGTCACTCTGGAAATGGAGTCGTAACTATGGAAAGAATATCCGCAGAGGAGCTTGAGGGATTTGAGTATCAACTAACATCGATACAAGAATTTTTAGAAGATTTCACAGAGGAAGATGCTCAAAGTGATTTCGCTGCAAATAAAGATTACCCATCAGACGGAACTTTTGGAGGCCCGCTTATGTGCGGAAAGGAAGGTTTCAAAAAGTCGAGAGGGAATTATGTTCTTGATAAAGAAGGGAATAAAATTAAAAATTTTATATGTGAACATCGTCAGCCATTTAAATACTATGCTCATTTAGACTCCGCTGGTAAAATTATAAAATGCTACAAAGACAAGCCTGATTTTGAAATTAAAAAATCAGAATCTATAATAGAGAAACATTATGAAGGCTGTCCCCACTTTTATAAATTCAATTCAGTTTTTTTAGTGTAATTAAAAATATGGCAATTACAAAGGACAAAGACAGTAATAATTTAATTTTTTTAAAAGGTCATTTGCTTCTGAAAAAGAAGAACAGAAAAATATCTTTTTTTGTAGCACCTCCACCTCCCCAATAATATAGACCATGAAGGCTCCTGATCATAATAATATTGCCAATAGAAATTGGGGTATAAGGACAAAAGGTAATGTTACACACATTCAACAAGCTATTATACATCAATCTGTTCCTAATGCCACAAACTCTTATGTAACAGAAGTTTATGTAAATAAATTTGGACAAAAAAGATTTTCTAATTCAGAAAAACAATCATTACCAATACCAAACAGAGAAAACTTTATAAAACCAACAGAAGTTCGTTATCCTTCTGTAGATTTTAATGATCACGGATATTTTAATGGCTTCCCTTTCTATTTACAAGAAAATAATGAATATCTTGATTTACCTAATAATTATGTAATATCCAATGGGATCAAGACTCATCTTGGCAGCGGAATAGCTAATAAAGCCAATGAAGATATTTTAGTCGAAAATTATACTGCAATTAATACTTTAGGAGGAGGTTTTGATTTAAATGGCAATCAGGGTTATTTTTCTCCAAGTGAAAGAAAAGATGATAATAGAGCAGTTACATGTCATAACTTTTGGAATTTAGCCGCTATAGAGACAAGTTTTGTTATTCAAACTCGCTCGATACCTGCTACATATACAACAGGCTATGCTAATAATCCAGATTTTAGTTCGTCAGACGGTTTGCAGATTGTAACAGAAGACTTTGAAGTAGTTAATTCTTACAACGAAGACTCTTTTCTTCCTCATTTACGGCAGTATCCAGACCCAACAGGAGAAACCCAGCTTCAAGTAATTGATCCTAATGATAATTTAGTAAATGGTTCTGGGGAAATGTATTCTTCTGCTTTTGTTCATGGTCATAACACAGGTAGTTATGCTGATCTTTTTCTTCCATTAACTATTCAGCCAGAAAATACAGGAGCTTTTACTATAACTTTTGATAAATCGGTAGCTGAGCATTTGGAAGGTTTGCCTACTTTTGGAAGCAAAAAAGAATTTAATTGCAACATGATGTTTGATTTTAATATTAAAGATCGAGATCATGAAGGTTTCATTGGGAGTAACCCCGAATATCATATTTTTCCTTCTTTAGCATATATAGTTCCAGCAAATGGCTGGGATTTCACGGTTGTTGGTTCTAAAGTAAAAGGCATTTATTATACATATGAACAGAAAGAGGCTAAAAGATTTCCTGGAGATCAAACGAGCACATTAAATTACAGATCATCTAATGAAGAAATATCTTTTTCTTATTCTAAGCATGCACCATCAAGAAAAGGCGGTCATACATTAAATTACAATGATGCTGGATATACACATGTGCCTTTCGAGCCATCTCTTTCTTTTTATGATGGTGCTGTTGATAAAGTTTTTGGTCATTTATTTTTAGCTGATTCAAATAGATCATATTTATCTACAAAATTAAGTACAGAAGGTAATAATAGAGATAATAGACAAACCTTTATCTCGTCAATCAACTCTTACCCAATGGTCGATTCTACCAAGCCTGGTCTATCTTTTTTCTGTGGAAGTGCTAGGCCAGAGTTAGTATTATCTCAATCTATTATTAATAAATATTACAATAATAACTATTCAATCGTAGAACAGAATCTACCAGGAAGAAAAACAAGCACAGGCAAATCTATCGCTAACCTTATTAATTTTGCTAGACCTTTGGGGACTAACCCTATTCTAGCTGATAATAAAAATCCAAGAAAATTAAGAAATTTAGCAAATAGACCTAGTGATTTTTCAATATCTTCAAGAGTTATTGGTAGAAAAAATAATGATTATACACAAGCTCAATCTGCAAAGGGAACAGTTCGGAGCTCTAATCTACCACCATCATTCAATAGATTCCCTAATACTTTTATGATAAAATAAAAAGGAGGAAAATATGGACTTATCAGCACTATTAGGAGCACCGCAAGTCAGCGAGGATACTGTCGATCAAACGCAGATCGGAACTAATGTAAATAATGCTACAGGAAATACTGTCGATTTCGATCAGTTAAATGAAATCGTAGATGATATTATAACAAATCTACCAGATCCATGTCCAGAATCCAATAATGACAATAGCACAAGCACTTCTACTAATGTAAGCGGGCCTACTCTTTCTGCTTTAGGAGATGCTAGCGAAGCGGTTGCGGAGGCTACAACAGAAGCTATAGAGCAAACAGTTGAAGATAATATACTTTCTGATATTGAAGCTCCGCCTGAATCTACTCCAACTCAAGAAGCACTAGAAGATACAAATGCAGATGCTGATGGTAGTCCAGAAGGAAATGAAGTAGTTGAAATATCAGAACAGACTATAAGTACCACTATTCTTCCCTCAATAGGGTTTGCTAATACAGGCAATAATGAAACAGCAGATCCTAATGATAGATCAAATCATACATTTAGTACTGATGTAAATGAAGGTCATTTCTCAGGCTTGACTTCTGAATCTGGCGATCCCTTAACTTTAAGTGAAATGGTTATGGATTTCTCATACAATACTGATCACAACGATGGAGAAGTCAATTATGCTTTTTTTGCAACCCCAAGCTTAACAAGTGCTTCGATATTTGAATCCACTCAGAGCCTTGATTACACTTCTGGCGCTGATTCAAATAATGGTTACACTTCATTAACTACAGAAACTAATGTGGAAAGTGTTGATGATCTTATAGGTTTTGAAGCGGCAGTCGCTATTCAAGTAGATGGATCTGAGAATTTAGCGACTTCAGTATTACATTCAACAGCTTCCACTATCCTTGATGCAGCATCACTTGGCTCATTAGACGGTGACGAACACGTAACTATAGGTTTTGAAGCAGAATATAGTCCCGAAGTTGAAATATTAGATCAATCTAGTAATAGCTTCTTCGGCATTTCTTTGAGTACTTCGTTTTAAAATTGAATTTTCATAAAAATCAAATTGTAAATCCTGATATTACCCCAATATCAAGCCATTTAGATAGCCTCAATAGAAGCCTTAAACTTGATGAAGCTTTACCTACCCTAAAAGGGAAAGCTATCTTTGCCAAGGATGATATAACCGCAGATGCTATATCTTATATTGGAGCTGGATATACTGCAAGTATGCAATTAAGAACAAAAAATAGAACAAAAAAGCGAAAAAATGCATCATGAAATATTTATTACTTCTCTCGGCCTTATCGCTTTCTTCGATAGCCGCTTATTTTAGTATAGTAGGACTTTCTACTATTTTCCCAGGTTCAATTATTTCTATAATTGTAATGGCTGTAGCTTTAGAATTAGCCAAAATTGTAGTAGCTGTATGGACGCATCAAAATTGGAAGAAGATATCAAAGTTGACAAAGTTTTATTTATCGTTTTCAATTTTTATATTAATGATTATTACTAGTGGAGGAATATTTGGTTTTCTCAGCAAGTCTCATATTGAACATGCATCTAGCGTTTCATTTTCGCAAAATTCAATTAAAGAAATTAATCGCAAAATACAATTAGAAGAAGACTCTATTAGCAGACAAAATTCATTCATTTCTGATAAGAAATCAGTAACAGAATTTTCAGAGAATAAAAATCAGAAAATAATAGATCAATTAAAAAACGATGTAGATACTATCTATACTAGGCTGGATGTTGATATAAAAGACGGTAACGAAAAAATAGATAGACTTCAATCTAGGCTAAAAATTCTTGATAATGCAGTCGAAGTTTTAAGAAATCAAAAAACTGGGCTTTTTTCTAGTAATACTAAAAAAATACAAACATTAGAGGATTCGCAAAAAGAAGAAAGATCTTTTATATCTTCTCAATTAAAAATTGCGAGTGATTCTATTGTAAATCAAAGAAAAGAATCTAATGAGAAAGTAGAACAAATAAGATCTCAAATACTATCTCTTCAAAATGAAAAAATAGAATTAAGTGAAGCTGACTTGGATTCAATTTTATCACACGAAGAAAAAATTAAGGATAGCTTATCAAAAATAGAACAATTAAATCTTCAAAAATTCGAAATAGAAACAAAAACTTTAGCAATAGAAAATGAGCTAGGGCCATTAAAATATATTGGTCAAGTTATTGAAGACTTTGGAGGTCCTAAAATGAACACAGAAGGGGCTGTTAGATTAGTCATTGTATTTATAGTTTCTGTATTTGACCCTCTAGCTATAGTTATGGTAATTTGCGCTGCATCTGGATTCATAGGTAAACAAAAAAAACCACAAGAACCCAAAAAAGAGGAAGCTCAAAATATAATTGTTGAAGCTGAATCTCCTGAGCCTACTAAGCCTAAAGAGGAAAAAAAAACTAAAGAGAAAATTTTAGTAAAAAAGAATGGCTACGCTTATTACGAGTTTAGAAAATAAAGGTTGACTTTTTTCTAATACTTAAGCATGATATGATGCATGCTTCCACTTTTTAAATCTGATTTTTCTATAGGAAAGAGTATTCTTAGGTTAGATAAAAAATCTTTCGAGGAAGGTTCTGACTCAAGTATTTTTAAAATATTAAAAGATAACGATTTAAAAAATTTAGTATTACTTGAAGATACAATGATAGGTTTTCTTGAAGCTTATCATAATTGTAAAGATCTAGATGTAAAATTAATTTTTGGATTAAATATTTCTTACAAACCTAATCTTCAAGATGATTTAGGAAGTAAAATTTCTATTTTTTCAAAAAACCCTCAAGGTTGCAAGTTACTAAATAAAATATACAGCTTTTCTGAAACAGAGGGGGAGGGATTTATAGATTTTTTAAATTTAAAAAAATATTGGACCAAAGACTTGTTATTATACGTTCCTTTTTATGACTCTTTTTTGTTCAATAATTTTATGTATTTTTCTAATAACCTTTGCGATCTAACTTTTTTTAAACCAATCTTTTTTATTGAAGATAACAATCTTCCGTTCGATAATTTATTAAAAAAATTAGTTATAAATTACTGTAGCAAAAATAATTTTGATACAATTTTGTCAAAAAGTATTTATTATAATAAGAGAAGTGATTTTTCTGCATATCAAGTATATAAATGCCTATGCTCTAGAAGCTTCTCAAACAAATCTACAATAGAAAATCCTAATTTAGACCATTGCTCAAGTTCGGATTTTTCTTTCGAAAGTTTTTTAGAATATGAAAGCTCTTAAATATTCAGACATTTGTTTAGTTCCTAACTACAGCGAGGTTCATAGTAGAGTTGACTGCGATCCTTCAGTAGATCTTTTTGGTAAAAAATTTTTACTACCTATTATTCCTGCTAACATGAAATCTGTAATAGATATGCATACATGTGAATGGATGAGCTCTCATGGTTTCTTCTATATTATGCATCGGTTTGATCGTGATCTAGCTGAAGATGTAGCGAATGCTCAAGATTGGGATAACATTTCATTTAGTGTTGGCGTTAAAACTAAAGACAAGATGGCTATTCAAAAAATTATGAAGAGGGGTCATCGAGTTGATTACTTAACTATCGATATAGCTCATGGTTATTCTGCGCGAATGAAGACAATGATTAAGTGGATAAAAAAGCACTTACCTAATACCAAGATTATTGCTGGGAATGTCGCCACTTCATCTGCAGTAAGAGAATTAGCTAACTGGGGGGCAGATATAGTTAAAGTCGGGATTGGTCAAGGATCTCCATGCACTACAAAAGATAAGACTGGATTTACCATGCCTATGTTTAGCTGTGTTAAGTTATGCTCAAATGTAACTCTTGACAACGAATATATTGTACCAATTATAGCCGATGGTGGTATTCGTTGTAATGGTGATATAGCTAAAGCTTTAGTTGCTGGAGCTACTATGGTAATGGCTGGCGGTCTATTCGCCGCTTGTACCGATAGTCCAGCTTCAGTCATTAGCATTAATGGGCTTGATCATAAAGCTTATTTTGGTTCTGCTAGTGCCGAAAATAAAGGTCACAACAATAATGTAGAAGGTAAATTAAATCAAATACCAAACAATGGAATGACTTACGGTGAAAAGTTAAATGAAATAACTCAAGATCTACAAAGCTCCATTAGTTATGCTGGGGGAAGTAAAATAGATTCACTAAATGAGGTCGAATATTATGAAGTGTGAAAAAGAATTTAATAACAAAATGCTAAAGGTTGCTGAAGAACTTAGTGAGTTGACATCTAGAATACTTCAACATGTGAATAAGAAAAAAAGTTATGAAGAAAAAATTTTTGAGGAAATAGATGATGTTGAATCGAGAATTTTTGAATTAAAAAAAATTTTCGAAAGATGTGCTAATAATAGTTCGAATCCTAACATTGATCCAAATTTAGAACCATGAATAAGAAAAAAATAAAAATGATCAAAGATATAATAGATTATGATGATTCTATAGAGGAACATAGAAGGATATTAAGAAGATTAAAAAAAGAGTATCAAAAACTCCCGAAAGGTTCTAAGGTTAATTTAATTGAAGATTTAAAAAAAGCGTTCAAAAAACATGAATGAAGAGCTGCTGAGATTTAAAAAAAATCAAAAGTATTTAATTTTTGATTACGAGACATGTAACTTAAATCTGAGTTCATTAGAAAATAAACCTTGGCAATTAGGTTTTGTAATCTCAGAAGGTTCTAAAATTTTAGATAGACAAGACTTATACATATCATGGGAAGATTTAAATATATCTAAAGAGGCTCAAGTAGTAACTAATTTCTCTAGAATAAAATACGATAAATTAAAACAGAATCCTAAAAAATGCATTGATGCCTTTGAGAAATATCTCTACAATAAAGATTATATCATTGTTGGTCATAATATTCTTGGTTTTGATGTTTATATGCATAATATTCATAGACTCCTGCTAGGGAAGCCTTCTGATTATTCTTACATAAACAGGGTTCTAGATACAAACTGTATAGCTAGAGCTATAAAAAACGAAATAGCTTTTACAAAAAATGACGATTTACTTTCTTGGCAGTATAAGTTATTAAATTTCAGAAAAAGAGGGGTTAAAACTAACTTAAAGCAATTATGCAAGGATTACTCAATAGAGTTTGACGATAAAAAACTTCATGAAGCTCTTTATGATGTTGAGAAGACAAATGAGGTTTTACATAAAATGTTATGGCAAATAGAGATTTAATTAAAGATTTTTATAATCAATTTGATAGTTACGAGGATTGTATTCCTCCTGGCGTCAGGCTTCCTGAAATTATAATAGAAGACAAGTATTATAAAAAATACAGCATAAAAGATAAAAAAATATCTAATTTTGATTTCTTAAAAAAAATTTGCGACATAGGTTTAGAAACAAAAAAAATAAAATCTAAAAAAAATTTAAAAGATTATGAGTCTCGTTTAGAGTACGAGTTAAATACTTTAGAAGACTTAGGGTTCACAGATTATATTTTACTAAATTGGGACATATTAAACTTTTGTCACGAAAATAGTATTCCAACTGGACCAGGAAGGGGTTCTGCCGCTGGATCTTTGGTTTTATTTTTAATTGATGTAACGAAAGTTGATCCAATTAAGTACGAGCTTTTCTTTGAGCGTTTTGTTTCAAAAAGCAGAGCTAAAAAAACTAAAAAGGATGGTATAACTTATTTAGATGGAAGCCTTTTAGCTGATATTGATAACGACATCGCATATGAGCACAGACAGTCTGTTATTGACTATATTGAACAAAAATACCCAGCAAGAACATCTAAAATATTAACATTAAACACTTTAAGCGGTAAATTATGCATCAAGGAATGTTGTAAGCTAGTTGGTCAACTCTCAGATCAAGAAGCTAATTATATTAGCGATATGATACCCAAGCAATTTGGTAATGTAATGAAGCTTGAAGAGGCAAAAAATGAAAGCGAAAAATTTAAATCTTTTTCTAAAAAAAATTCAAAAGTATATGATGTTGCATTAAAACTAGAAGGTTTAAAAAAGAATACAGGCATTCATCCATCGGGAATAGCTATATCATTTAGTGAGATATCAGATATTTGCCCACTTCAAAAAAGTAACGATGGATCTTTGGTTACTGGGTATGATATGAATTGGGTATCAGAATTAATGGTTAAGTTTGATATTTTAGGTTTAAGAACTCTTTCCGCAATCCACTCTACTTGCAACAGGCTAGAATTAAACCCTAATAAAATCGACTTAGAGGACGAGATTATATACTCTAATCTTTTAGAATTAAATACACCTCATGGATTATTTCAGATCGAGGCTAGCGCTAACTATATGGTTTGTAAAAAAATAAAACCAAAGAATTTAGAACAATTAAGCGCTGTAATAGCGATAGCTAGGCCAGGAGCTATGGATTTCGCTGATTTATATAAAAATTATTCAGAAACAGGAGTCCATCAAAGTTTAAATTCATTTTATGACGATGTACTTTCCTACACAGGAGGTATACCTTTGTACCAAGAACAGCTTATGAAAATGGCAGTAAAGGTTGGATTTAGCTTAGAAGAATCTGAGCAATTAAGAAGGATAGTAGGAAAGAAAAAAGTAAAGGAAATGCCAAAATGGAAAGCTAAGATAGAAGAAAAAATAAAAGAAAATGACTTAGATATTGAAGTGGGTGAAGTTTTATGGAAAGTAGCAGAAGATAGTGCGAATTATTCTTTCAACAAAAGCCACTCTATTTCTTATGCTATACTTGCGGCTTGGACTATTTATTTAAAGTTTAAACACCCACAACAATTTTTTCTTAGTCTTTTAAGAATGACTAAATATGAACCCTCTCCTCAAGAAGAGATAAATAAAGTTTCCCAAGAGTTATCTTTTTTTGATATAGAACTCCTTCCTCCAGATTTAGCTTTATCTGAGATGGATTTTTCAATACAAGGAAAAAATATTAGATTTGGGTTAAATAGCATCAAAGGAATTAGCGCAAAATCTTTAGAAAAATTAAAAGATTTTAGAAATTCCGAACAGCCAAACAAATATGATACTTTCTTATCTGCAAAAGAATCTGGATTAAATATAGGAGTTGTATCTGCATTAATACAAGCTGGAGCATTGTCTTCATTTAAAACCAATAGACCTAGATTAGTTTTGGAGGCTCAAGTTTTTAACCTTTTAACAGAGAGGGAAAAAAGAAATTTTATATTAATAGCTGATCGTTACAATTTTGATATACTAAATTCAATACATGATGCAGTTAAAAATCAAATAATAGGTGATGATAAAAAGCCTATTATGAAAGAGTCTAGATTTGATACATTAAAAAAGAAGTACGCCTCCTATAAAACTATTTACGACAAAAATAAAAAATATGAAGATTTCGCAAACTGGTTTTTTGAAAAAAATTTGTTAGGATTTAGTTATAGTAAAAATCTTGCAGATTGTTTTGGCGGGACTCAAAGATTTAAAAATTCTTTACACTTTAACAGTTGTGAGGTGGGTGAGCAAGCTAAATACATAGGAGTAGTCGAAGATGTAATTTCAAGAAAAAGTAAAAAAAATAATGACTACATAAAGATGACCATAGGTGATGAATACGGAAGGTATGATGTGTTACTTTTAGACGGCAGAAACAAAAACCTCTCTAAATTTTTAAATAAGAACAGGACTCCAGAAAAAAACAATATAATTGTATTGCTTGGGAAAAAGGGGGACGATATATTATTTATCGATGAAGCGTCTATTATAGATGAAAAAATATATATGAAATTATCCGATTTAAAATAAATGCAAAAGTACAACTTAACACCAAGAGTTCAAAAAATAATTGGAATTTCGAGAGAAACATCCATTAACCTTAGATGCGACACCATTGATCTTAATCATCTTCTTTTTGCTATATTAGATTGCGGACAATCTACAGTAATTAACTTTTTTGAGGACTTAAATATATCTATGGAAGATTTTAAAACTTTTGTTTTCAATACTATTGATGGCAATTTTTTTAGCGAAACCCCAGAAGTCGATATAGAAAATCCAAAGTATTCTGTCGATTTTAAAAATGTATTTAAAAGAGCTAAAAGTTTATCTGATGACTTAAATCATAATTACATAGGTGTTGAGCATCTTTTTTATATTTTAATAGTTTATCCTGACTCACCCCTTAAAGATCTTTTTAAAACATTTCATATTGATTTATCTAAGTCGGAAAAAAAATTAAAAAAGTTTTTCAAAACAGGGGAATGGGACAGGACAAAGGTTAGAAAAAATAAAGATATTTCTCCTCCCTCCATTCAGGAAAATTCAGCAAACAGCATATTAGATCAGTATGCAAAAAATTATAATTTATTAGCTTTAAAAGGTACTTTTGACGAGGTTATATGCAAAGAAAAACAAATTGAAAAAATATCTGAAATACTTTGTAGAAGAAATAAAAACAACCCTATATTAGTTGGATTACCAGGAACAGGTAAAACTAGCTTAGTGGAGGGTTTGGCTCAGTCTATAGTTAATGGAACTTGTGCAAGTTTTTTGTCTAATAAAATCATTTATGAATTAGATATGGCTGCAATGATAGCTGGAACAAAATACAGGGGTCAATTTGAGGAGAGGCTTAAAAATTTAATTCAAGAAGTCTCTAATTCTTCTAATATCATTTTGTTTGTAGATGAAATACATACGATAATAGGTGCTGGTGCGGCAGAAGGCAGTATGGATGCTGCCAACATATTAAAACCAGCTCTCGCTAGAAATAAAATAAAATGCATAGGAGCTACAACCCCTAAAGAATATAAAAAATTTATAACTAAAGATCCTGCATTAGAAAGAAGATTTGAGCAGATAGATATAATTCAACCTACTCCTACCGAAGCTTATAAAATAATAAATGGCATATCTCAACAATATGAACAATTTCACCATGTTATATATCGCAAAAATGCATTAAAATTAGCGGTAGATTTGTCTGTAAGGTACATACCAGACAGGCAGTTGCCAGACAAAGCAATTGATGTTATAGACCAAGCTGGGGCTAAAGTAAAAATGAAAAATTTACATAAACCTCCAAAAGCTTTAAAACTAGAAAAAGATATAGAACAATATATGGAAAAAGAGTCTAATGTAGATAGCGATTTAGAATTAAAAAGAATATCAATGAAACAAGATAAACTTATCGCTGAATATAAAAAAGTTTTAGACTCTTGGGCGGAATCGTATGAAAGAAAAAAGTTTTTTGTAACCAGAGAAGATATCTATGAAGTAATCTCTTCGAGAACTGGCATTCCTGTAGGTAATTTAACGGAAAAAGAATCTAACTTACTTTTAAATTTAAATAAAAATTTAAACAAAATTATTTTTGGACAAAAACAGGCTTGCAAAACTATCTCAGACTGTATTATTCGCTCCAAAAGCGGTTTAGACTCAAGCTCAAAACCAATCGGTTCATTTTTAATGTTGGGCAAAACAGGGGTAGGAAAAACTTTTATGGCTAAAACCATAGCTGACACAGTTTTTGGAAGTGCAGACAATTTAATTCATGTGGATATGTCCGAATATTCCGAAAAAATAAACATATCAAGGTTAATAGGTTCATCGCCTGGATATGTTGGGTATGAAGATGGAGGTCAACTTACTGATAAAATTAAAGCAAAACCTTACTCAGTTCTTTTGTTTGATGAAATAGAAAAAGCTCACCCAGAAGTATTAAATATTTTACTTCAATTGCTCGAAGAAGGTAGATTAACAGATAACTTTGGTCGTGTTTCTGATTTTTCAAACTGCATAGTGATGCTTACAGGAAACATTGGAGCCAATTTACTTGCTAAAACAAATTCTGTAGGATTTGCCTCTAATCCATCTAACAAACAATTAAAACTAGACGTTAAAAAAGAAGCTCAGAAATTTCTTAGCCCAGAATTAATAAATAGGCTTGATGAAATAATAGTGTTTAATGACTTTGAACTTGGTGATATTAAATGCTTCCTTAAGAAAGAGATAAATATATTAAAATCCAAATTAAAGAAAGATCATAGCATCAACCTTTCCATAGATGAAGAATGCCTTGATTTTTTAACAGAAGAAGCTTATAGTAAAAATCTAGGAGCTAGACCAGTTAAAAGAATTATTCAAAAAAATATAGAAAATATAGCTTCAAAATGGATTATAAATGGTCAAACTGGACCTTTAAAAATTAACAAAAAAATCATAGAAGAAGAGCTGAATGACTAAAACAAAAAAATATCAAATTTGTGTTGCTGGAGAGCATGTAATGGAATTTAACGAGATTGGAGAAGACTATATGCCTAGAAATTGGCATATCTTTGACGATTTAAAATCTTTAGAAAGCTTTTTAAAGAGCAAAAAAAATAAACCTTCCTTAATGGATGATTTGAGAATTGTTTGCATCACGCAAGATCAAACAAATAAAATTATTCATATTGGTATGGCTCCAAATATTGAAGGAGCCCCTGTTCCCGAAGAACATGTATTTAATTCAAGAGAAGATGCCGAAGATTATATACAAAAAAATAACCTTTTAGCATCATCAAATTTACTAGATGAAGATTCTAAAATTCAGATCGAAAAATTCTTTCGAAATGAAAAATGTTTCTTTCCTGGAGCTAGAGAGCTACATCAGGAGTTTGATCAAAAACAAAGCGAAATTAACCCTGAAGATCAAGAAGCTTTAGCTATCTTAGCTAGAGAATATGAGCAAAAAATAGTCAACATTTTAATTCAACTATAAATTATGTCAATACAAATATACAAACCAAACAGTAAAAACACAGGATCAGCTTATACTTTTTCAAAAAGTAAAGATAAAAAAGATGGCTCTCCAGTTTTTTACATTAGCGCGATAGCTCAACATTCTTGGAATGATGAGACCAAAACTGGTTCTTTTGCTGGTAATTCAAAAAACCCAGAAAAAACTATCAATGTAAAGATTAGCGAAATAGAAGCTGGATCTTTTATCAGTGCGTTTAATTCTAGATATGAATACACCGCTTTTCATTCCTACGAAGGTAACAATACTACTATAAAAGCAACGCCTTGGGATAAAAATACAAAAATTTCAAAATACAATCCTTCAACTAAGCAGTATGAAGATTCTTCTATCGAAGTTCCTGCATTTGGATTTACTCTATCAAAAGGAAAAGGTAATTCAATAAAAATTGCTCTTGATCCAGGAGAGGTTGAAGTTGTTAAGAATTTATTTGAAATTTTTATAACTGATTACCTTAACTTTAAGATAAAGCAGTCTGAAAACTATAGTTCAAAACCTAGCTCAAAACCTAACTCAAAAGACTCAGAAGAAGTTGATGAGTTTGAAGATGCCCCATTTTAATAGTGCGAAAAAAGAAAATACTTTACCATAGCAATTTCTCAAAAATACTAACTGGTTTTGGGAAAAATGCTAAAAATGTAATAAAGTACCTTGTTTCTACAGGAAAATATGAGGTAGTTGAGTTATCCAATGGAGTATCAAAGGGCCATGAAGATCTAACAAAATTGCCTTGGAAATGTGTAGGGGGCATACCTGCAGATCAGTCAGTTATTGACAAAATAAATAAAGACCCAAATTTATCTAGGCAGGCTCAATACGGCATGCTTGGGATAGACGACATTATAAAAGAAGAAAAGCCAGACATATACATGGGTGTCGAGGATATATGGGGACTATCTCCTTTTACCAAAAAAACTTGGTGGAATAAAATAAACTGTATGATTTGGACTACTTTAGATAGTCTTCCACTTTTACCCGATGCCGTAAAAGTGGCTCCAAAAATAAAAAATTATTATGTTTGGGCATCTTTTGCGGAAAAAGCTATGCATAAATTAGGTCACAATCATGTAAAAACTCTTCATGGAGCGGTAGATTGTGCTAATTTTAAAAATGTAGGCTCAGAAGGAAGGTCAGAGTTAAGAAGGTCTTTTTCTATAGATCAAGATGCCTTTATCATAGGTTATGTTTTTAGAAATCAATTAAGAAAAACAGTTCCTAATTTAATAGAAGGCTTTAAAATATTTAAAGAAAAAAACCCTAAATCTAAAGCTAAATTGTTACTTCATACAAATTTTGCTGAAGGCTGGAATATACCAGCATTAGTAGAAGAAAAAGGGCTTGATATTAATGATATTTTATGCACTTATTATTGCTCAGCCTGCAAAAGGTATGAAGTGAAGCCATTTCAAGGTCAGAAGTTAAATTGCAATTATTGCGGAACTAAAGAAAGCCAAAATACTGTAAGTATAGCTAGTGGGGTAAACGAACATCAATTAAATGAAGTTTACAATTTGATGGATGTTTATTGTCATGCATTTACTTCTGGAGGTCAAGAAATACCCATTCAAGAAGCTAAGTTATGCGAACTAGTAACATTAGTTACTAATTATTCTTGCGGAGAGGATATGTGTACTGAAGATAGTGGTGGATTTCCATTAAAGTGGAACGAATACAGAGAGCCAGGAACTCAATTCATAAAAGCTAGTACATGCCCAATTGACATATCTAAAAATTTAGAAAAAGTTTTTAAAATGGATTTGTTAAAAAGATCTAGCCTAGGAAAAAAAGCTAGGAAATTTGTATTAGAAAACTACTCAATAGAAGTTATAGGAAAAAAGATTGAAAATATTATTGATGCAATGCCCGATCATGATTATAACTTTTCATTTGAACCTGAAAAAAGAGACCCCAATTACAATCCTCCTCAAATAGATGATGATTCTGAATGGTTAGTGGATCTTTATAAAAATATTTTAAAGGTTGATTTAGATCACAACGATGAAGGTCACAAGCATTGGATGGCTTCGTTAAAAAATGGAGCAACTAGACAATCAATAATAGATTATTTTAGATCAGTTGCCGTTCAAGAAAATAATAACATTAACACACAAAAGACAGTTGACTTTAATAAATTGTTAAACAATTCAGGCAACAAAAAAGCTCTATTTTCTGTAAATACTTCTGAAGAAGACGTTCTGCTTGTTTCTAGTGTTCTAAAATCTTTTAAAGATAAAAATAAAGATTGTGATATATTTTTCGCCACAGATCCCTCTTTTTTTTCCATGGTGCAATGCAACCCTTATATATTTAAATGTATTCCCTATCAAGACGAACTAGAAAATGAAAGAGCCATGATAGGTGCAGGATTAAAAGAAGGTGAAAAATATTTTGATTATTGCTATAATTTTAATTCTGTTTTGAAGGATGTGAATAATTATATTTCTATAAATAACAAGACATTTAAAACACATGAATAAGCTTGAAAAAATAAGCCTACACTCAGCTTTAAAAACTTCAAAGCCTCCTATAAATCTTTGTTTTTTTCCAATACCTTTTGATAAATATATAACTTTCGAGTTCTTCTCAAAAGAGCAATCTAAAGATTATAAATTTTGGCAAGATGTTATTGACTTCATATCTCCTTTTTTAGAAGCAGAGGGTATAAAAATACTAAGAATAGGAAGCCATAATAAGAAGCAGATAGATGGCATTTATCAATACACCGATAAGACTTTTGGTCAAAATGCTTATATAATAAGCAAATCCATGCTTCATTTTAATGCAAATAGTTGCCTTTCATTAGTTGCGAACCAGTTAAATATTCCTTTAGTGTGCATATTCTCAAGCTCTCCTTCTGATTTTTTTCCTTTCAAGAAAGGGGCTAAAGATTTTTTTATAGATGCTCCTCAAGATGGAAAAAATAGAACTTTTGCAAAAGCTGAATCACCCAAGACTATAGATAATATATCTCCTAATCAAATCGCTTCAGCTATTTTAAATAGCCTAGGTATAAATAATAATTTATCTTCTTTAAAAAGGGTTTTTAATGGCGATATGTCGCATATAAAAACAATAGAAATTATTCCTGACTTTATGCCTCCCGCTGATTTAATGACAAATTCATTAATTAATGTTAGGGCGGATTATTTTTTAGATGAAAATTTACTTTTTGCATTTTCTCAAAACAGGCAAATGGGTATTATTACAGATAAACCTCTTTCTGAAAATTTACTTTTGTCAATCAGGTCAAGAATACAAAGAATTTCGGTAAATTGTGATGGTGGGCTTGATGCAGTCTTTTTAAAAAATTTAAAAAAATTTGGAATACATTACGAATTATTCACCACTATAAAAGAAGGCTTAAATGAAATTAGGCTCAAAAATATAGATGAAACAATAGAGTTTTATGAAAAAAAGAAAAAACCTATTGATTTTTCTGTTAAATCTGATTACAGTCTTGGTGTGAAGTCATCCAAAATTCTAATATCTAAAGGTAAAACTTATGCATCAAAAGCTCACTGGATAACAAATCAAGAAACATCCTCTGATCTTCAAACTTTTATAGATACATCTGATTTTTGGGAAGACTCTGATTTCTTAACAATATACGAGTCAAAAAAATAATGGATACAAAAATAGAAGTTAAACAAGACATCGAAGATTCAATGAGAGAAGCAGTAAAAAGAATTGAAAAAAATAAAAATATGAATAATAAAGGTCCATCACTTTACAAAAGAGACGAAAACGGATTATTGATTAATGTAGACTATGTATTTAACGAAGATGGCTCTGTTGACTGGAGGTCAATGATAAAAGAGGAGCATCTTTTCCCAAACAAGGGTTGGTTTGAATCTAGAAAAAAAAGTGTCCCTAGATCCATTGATGGCTTAAAAGACCATCAGCTTTTAATAAAACTCAGCGGAATAAAAGAGTTGGCTAGATTAAGGGGTTTTTCGTCTATTAACTATAATACGGTAAAGTGCGAACAAGACCATGTCGCAGTAAGTTGTTCTATTGCTTTCATAGCCAACTATGAAACTAACAATCAATCTGTATTTTATGAAGATATGGCTAATGCAACCCTTAATAACACAAGTAGTTTTGCTACAAAATTTTTAGAAACTATTGCATGTAATAGAGCTTTCGTGAGATGTGTTAGGAACTTTTTGAATGTTCATATTGTAGGCGATGATGAAATAGATAAATCTGATAGTGGACCTGTAGTGTCATCTCTTTCTAAGTCTAACTCTTTATCCCCACAAGGCATATTAAAAAATATATGTATAGATCTTGGCTATTCAAAGTTTGAAGATTTTATCGATATTTTAAGAACTTGGCACACTACAGGGGTATACAAAGTCCCCGAAGATATAAATCCAAAAGATTGGAATGACTTTGAAGATATTCCTGCAAAACAAGCTAGGGAGTTTCTAAAACTAGTAAAAGAATAATTTTTATGTTAAAAAGAAAAATATTAATCATGGGCCTTCCTGGCTCTGGAAAAACGACTTTGGCTGAAAAATTAGTGCCAAAGCTTAACGCCGCTTGGTTTAATGCTGATGCAGTAAGACAGGATATTTATTCTGAATTAGGTTTCGAGCCTCAAGATAGATTAAAGCATGCCACAAGAATGGGTAAACTTTGCGATTGGAGTAAAATGGGAGGATGCTATGTAATTGCAGATTTTATTTGTCCTACGAAAGAAACGCGAGAAGCTTTTAATCCAGACTTTATAATATGGGTTAATAGGATTGAAAAAGGTAGATTTGCAGACACAAATAAGCTTTTTGAAAAGCCAGATAATCACGATATAGAATTAAATGAAGGCACTCCAGACGAATGGTGCCAAATGGTTCTTGAAAAATTAAACCGAACAGAAGCTTGGGACAATCAAGCTCCAACCGCCTTATTGATAGGAAGATATCAGCCATTTCATATCGGACACAAGAACCTTGTTGCTGAAGCTATAAAAAGAACTGGTCAATGTTGCATAGCGTTAAGAGATGTTGGCGGAACAGACGACAGTAACCCTTATGATTTTGAAAGGGTAAAAAAAGAAATACACTCTGCATGTATAGAGTTTGGAAATAAAATAAAAGTAGTAGAACTTCCAAATATTACGGATGTATTCTATGGAAGAGGGGTTGGTTACAACATCGAGCAATTAGAATTGAGCAAAGAGCTTCAAGAAGTTTCTGCTACAAAAATCAGAGAAGGACATATAGACCAAGAAGGCAATCTATTAGGTAAAAGACCCGAATAAGAATGAAAAGGGTTAATTATTTTGATTTAGGGTTGCATAATGGCCTTGAATTAAGGGAATTTGTTCTTAGAATTTTTCCCACTTTAAATATAGATATAAGTAATTATTTTTGTTATGGGTTTGAAGCATGCAAGAAATTTGCAGACTATAATGAATATAGTTTTCAAAATTACGATAACGTAAAAACTTATCATAAAGCGATATCAGACAAAGAAGAAAAAATAAAACTTTATTTGGTTGATCCAGAGATTCAACCTGGTCAGGTGGGCAATTCTATTTATAGAACTAAAAATAACGTTACAGATAATTTTGAAGAAGTAGATTCTGTTATTTTTTCTAAATGGCTAAAAGAAAATGTACCTTCTTTTACCGAAGACTTAAATATCATGAAGGTTAATATTGAAGGAGCGGAATTTCCATTATTTAAAGATATGGTTGATTCTGATATTTTAAAATATTTTCCATTAATTATTGGAGCGGGTCATGATGTTGATAAAGTCTCCGAATTAGACTCTAATGAATATTGGGAGTTAATAAAAGGTAATAATATTAAAATAGAAAGATTCTGCTCAGATTACAACGAAGAAAAAAATTGCAATGTAGTTAATTTGATAAATGAACTTATTAAATAAAACTAAAACCTACTTAGTAGGTCATATGCAATATTTAAGTGGTCGAAATTGGAGAGAGGAAGTTTCCTCCAAATTAGAGCCTCTAGGAATTATTTGCTTCGATCCTTACAAAAAACCTTTTGTAAAAGACGTTGAAGAAGATGAAGAAACAAGAAGCCAGATGGATAAATGGATGAAGTCTGAAAAATATGAAGAAGTGACGGAGAGGATGAAAGTCATAAGATCATATGATTTAAACCTTGTTGATAGAAGTGACTTTATAATAGCTCATTTAACTCCCGATGTCGCTAGTTGGGGAAGTGCAGAAGAGTTAGTTACGGCAGTCAGAATGAAAAAACCAATTTTTATTAGTATAGAGGGTGGAAAAACTAAAACACCTTTATGGATATTAGGAATGTTGCCTCATAAATATATTTATAATAGTATAGATGAGGTTATTGACATGATATATTCTATAAATAATGGTAAGAAAAAAATGGACTCAGACAGATGGAGGCTTTTGAATGAAAAATATAGATAATCATTCTGCTCGCTCAAATGTTTTCTTCTATACTCCTCCTCAAATTCAGTAAAATAAAAGAGAAGTTGCTGTAATCAATTTTTTCGCAAACTATATTTGCTTTTTGTGTTCTGATCGAAACTCCATATTCAGTTCTTGGTTTTACAAAATCATATACAAAATCATAAGCGCTATTATTTTTTAACCATTTATAGTAATAATCTCGATATTGTTTTTCGCATTCTACTAAAACTTTGTGCTTTAAAAAGCATTCTGAGTATAAAGTTATATCCCTAAATAGAAATACTTCGCTTGGAGGCTCTGTTAATTCCGCATCTATTATTAGCATTTATACAATATATACACTCTTTTTTTGTGTATATATAATATATAACACTTAAATATACTTATCATGGCAACACTACTTTTAATGGGAATGTCCGTTGACGATGCAAGTCCAGGCTATCAACGCGGAGCTTTTAATCACATAGCAAATAAATTCAGAAAACCAACAAATACAGCACCCAATGGCGATCCAAAAACAAGCGGAGGAGCTTTAGGTGGAAATATGAGTAATGGCTCTGCAAATGCTCTCCATCCGCCTCTGGGAGCTGTTACCATAAGTACTTATGGCAACATGGTAGTGAGAAGTATAAACGGTATAGATCATCCTACTAGAAGAAGAAATTCATCTTTCAGCATGTCATCCTTTGGAGGATATGGAGGAGTCTTTTATGGAGGCCACAATCAAATGGAAACCAATACTTTAAATACTTTAATGAGGTGGGGTGGAGTGGTACAAGTAGATCCACTTACGGCGCATATGACTGGAGGCGATTTAATGGGAATCCTTGGTTCTGATAGTGAAGGCTCTTCAAAATCCAGCCCTAAGACATTCAAAGCGTCTCACCACTATGGAAGTGTTCTGATAGATAATGGTTTAGGAGTAAGAAATCTTTATGGTCTTGGTGAAGATGTCTCAGATCCACAATATGATGATTGTGTTAGAGTTGATATTATGACTCCAGGAAATGATGCTCGAAGTACAAACAATACAAATCTTTATCAAATTATAGAGAATGATTTTGGAGGCGAATTTAGTAATGATAATGATAGAAATAGTTGGATAAATTCAACTATTTCATCAATGAGCTGGGGTGAAACTACTCCTTCAAATCAAATGGGCGCTGATATATACTATGACAATCAACTAGGATCACCACATAAATCTAATCAAGGTACTAGATTAGTAGACACAATGGATGGAATGTCTACTGACGGAATCGCTACTAATGGAGCTCCCAAAATGTATATAGGAGAGTACGAGCATCCAACCGATAGCACTGTTAAAAGAAAAGTCGCAGTTAATAATGAAAATAATGCATATGTAACTCCAGGAGGAGCTGCAATTTTAAATACAGGACCTGTAGACTCGAATGGATATGCATCTTACACATCATATGATGCAGCAAGCATGGGAGGTTGGGGATCTTCGGCTGGCGGAACTTCAGCTGGCTTTTTTGGGTAATTGAAATTATATTACTAGAATATTTATAAAACCCCTTTATAATAATGAAGGGGTTTTATTTTGAAAATATATACATATTACGAAAATTTAAATTTTAATTCACAAGAAGATTTAATTAGTTTGTGGAAGTACAGTTGGAAAAGGCAAGGGTATGAACCAATTGTTCTCACAAAATCAGATGCAGAAAAACACAAATATTATGAAACATTTGTTTCAAAATTAAAAAAAATTCATCATCAAATAACAGGCGAGAATTTAAAGCCTTATGGATTAAGTTGTTATTTAAGATGGCTTGCTTATGCATCACAAGAAGATGAAACATTTTATGTTAGCGACTATGATGTTATTAATATAAATTATCCTATTAGAGAACCTATAAACAAAATACATTTCATGGACGGATCTTGTCCTTGTTTCGCTAGCGGAACACCTTTGCAATTTGAAAATTTATGTAAAATTTTTGTCAACTTATCTTTTAACAAAAAGGAACTGATAAAAAAAAGTTTTAATTCTAGTGAAAAACTTTTTAGCACTCATTATCATGATCAAGAATTTTTTTACCATAGTAAGAATTTCCTACCTAAAAGATTAGTTTTTTCTGATTATAGAAATTTTTGGTTTCATCCATATTTACCAAATAAAGATATGAAAAAATATAGGGTAATACATTTTTGCCATCATACTTGCAGGACAGACGAAAACAGGATAAGATTAATAAAAAATTTACTTTAATGAATTTTACTTTATGTATATGTACTAGAAGTAACGAAAAACTTTGCAAAATATTAGTTGATAGCATCTTAAATCAAAATTTTAAAAAATTTAAAATTATTATACAAGACAATACTTGTTATTCAGAAAATCAAAAAACACTTTACGAATCTTTAAAGCCTTTAATTGAAAATGATTCTAGATTTACTTTTATACAAGAAGAATGCTCTGGGCTATCGGAATCTAGAAATATCTGTATTGATGCATGCCAGACTGAATACATTCATTTTTTAGATGATGATGTATGGATAAATGAAAATTTTTGTCAAAATTTAAATAACTATTTAATAAATAATGATGTTGCATGTATAGGCGGAAAATCATTACCCGATTGGAGTTTTGCAAAAAAGCCTGATTGGTTAACGCCAAATTGCTTAATGCTTTTATCTATGATTGATTATGGAGACGAGGTAAAAGAATTTGGGGCGAATAACGGAGTTCCTGTTTTAGTTGGAGCAAATATATGTTTTAAAAAAGAAAAACTCTTAAAATATGGAAAGTTTTCAACAAATTTAGGCAGAAAAGGTTCGACAAATTCTCTCCTTGGCAATGAAGAATACGATTTATTACTTAAAATGGAGGGCAACGAAAAGATTTTCTATGTTCCAAATATTTCTGTAATGCATTTTGTTAAGCCAGAAAGAATTAACAAAGAATGGTTTATAAAAAGATCTGCATGGCAAGCCGCGTCAGATATTATGTCTGGGAATAATTGGATGAGTAATATTCCAAACCAATCTTATATGATTAAAAGGGCAGCTTTTTCCATAGCTAATGATCCTACAAATGATATAGATAATATTTTATACAACATTCAATACTTAACATATCAATTATTATCTGGAAAGATAAAATAAACTTATTTATTATTTTTTAAATATTTAGATGTTTTTGGAATAAGTCCGACTCTAGAAAAAGCTCCTCTTTTACTTGCTACAGATTTATACGGAACATTAATAATTTCTGATACTTCTTCTGTAGATGCTCCCGATTTAAAAAGCTCTAACATCTTTTTTTCTTTTTCGTTATTAAAATAACCTTTGTTAGTATTTGGAGATTTCTTTAATAAGGATGACCAGCCTTTTTTTACACAACAAGATACTATTTGTCTATGCCCATATCTTCCATTAAAAAACATTGCGGTTATATCTCTTGCTGTAAATTCTGTTGGATGAAGATGTAAAATTACTTTTAATTTTTGCCTATCTTCTTCTGTTATCAAGTCTTTAGCTGTTTTAAAAAATTGTTTTATTGCCATTTTACCTTTTGATACTTTATCATAAGAGTCATCTCGTAAAGATATATCGCCAAACTGGGTTTTAATTCTATTTTTTATCTCTACAAATGAGAATGATACTGCTTGATGAGTAACACCTAATTTTTCAGCTATCTGTTCGTGAGTAAATCCTTGCTCTAAATATGTAAATACGATTTTTTGATGCGGGGTCAAAATAGAAGAATATTCTTTTATTATTTTTAGTAATGCTTTTTGTTTATTTTTGTCATCAAAATTGTAAGCCTCTTCTTCTATGCCTTCTTTATCTATTATAGCTTCAAATGTACTCTTAAACCCATCCTCTTCATCCCAAACAGTTCCATCTACCCTTCTTTTAACATAAGATTTATTGCATAGAGAAAGATGACTCCATTTAACTAAATTTCTAGCATAAATAAAAGCGGAATGCTTAAAATTTTCTTGAGTAAAGCCTTTGTTATTCTTCATATACAAAATTAAATCAGCTCGTTTTTTTAGTAACGATAAATTAATTTCGCTTGTCAACTCTTCTTGTGATAATAAATGATTACTATATCTGTGTTTACCTATAATTCTTTTTATGTCTTCTTGAAATTGCTCTAACCAATTATTATATTTATCGATCTGTAATTTTGTAGGTTCAAAAACTGGTTTTTCCTTCCCGCCATGCAAGATTTTATATGTTTTTTTCGATATAGCTTCTTTCTGTCTCGTTTCTTTGGTTTTTGGTTTTCCATTTATATCAAAATGATCATATAGAGTTCCTGGAATGTATGCTATCTGGGTTCTCATACTTTTGAATGAGCTTTGGGGTTGTAATGTTTTGATGGAAATTCTACACTCCAATTTATTTCATGCTTTGTTTCTCTTAACAATTTTCTTAGATGACAAATTTTTATATTTAAATATTTTGCAGCTTCAGTTCTGTTGTTGTCACATGCCTTTAAAGCTTTTATTATTCTAGGCTTCCAATAATCTAATCTTTTTTTAGTCTTCTTTTTTTTTGAGGCTCTAAGATTATCTTCCCTCTTTTGATTTTGTTCCTCTGTTAAAGAAGAGAAAGGCACATGACCATTTTCCATCATTTTTTTCATCACTCTTTTTTGTGTTGCCGATCTTTCTTCGGGGGAAACTCTTGGAGGTATACGTTTTTCAATAGGATATTTTTCATTCCACCAATCCAATCCTCTAGTTCTTTTCATTAATTTATACAACTGAGTTCTGCCCATTTTTAAATAAATAGATGCTTTCATTCTGTTATTATTGCAAGCTAACAAAGCTTCTACTATTCTAGATTCGATTAATTGCATTTCTTCTTTATCCCACTCTACCCACTCTGCTCCTGTCCATTTCTTGCCCATTCTTTTTTCAATAGGTAAATGCTTTCCTTTTCTATGTATTGCAGAATAGCTCTCTGGCCCACTTTTAAAGCCTATGGTTTTTAAATGTTCGTAATTTGTTTTATTATATCTGTTAGTGTAACCTTCAGGTCTAGGAGTTTCTATCTTAAATAAATAATCATTTTCATTAGGAAATGAAGCTGATTTTATTTGATCCCAATTTTCGAATGTTAATTTTCTATTATTTGAACCTTTATATTCTGAGTGAAACATAAAACCTTGCACTGCTTTTATCTTCACTTGGCTTTCTGCCAACTTATTTTTTAATATTTTTTTTGCTTTCTTGTATGAGTTTGATTTTATAAAAGTTTTAAAATCTTTTTCAGATCCATCTTTATAAACTTCTGTATATGCCATATTCCAATATTGATCAAAGTGATATACAGTCGATCTAAATATTTTTTGACAACTTCTTTTTTTTCTACCTCTTTTCATGTTCAAACAATTTCTTAATAGCATTATTGCCTTCTCTTATTTTATCCCAAGATTCATCCTTCAAATAATCATCCTTTACCCTGCATCTTAATTTTTCTTCAAGCATAATTACATTAAAACTTATAGCTTGATGAGTTACCCCCATAAACTTAGCTATATCTTTTTGCTTGTGACCTTTTAATAGATAATCCAATAATTCAACCTCGTTCTTGGTTAAAAAATTGCCGTAATTTTTAATTAATTTTAAAAAATATTTATGCTTATCATTGTCGTCGAAGTGAAAATCTGATTCAACCCCATGAGTAACTTCTACCATTTCAAAAGAACTCTTCTTCCCTTCTTCTGTCATTATTTCAAAGTCGTTCCTCCTACTTACAAACTTTTCATTTTTCTTTCTGCATTGATACCATGATACGATATTTTTTATGTGACAGCATACTACATATTTAAATGATTCGAAAGAGAAATCTTTAAAATTTTCATCCCTGTAATCTATTATCTTTTCTTTATTTCTAATTGTATTAAAATTAAAATCACTAACAATTTCATCAACAGTCATTAGATGTCCATCTCTTCTTTTTACTGCGACTAACTTGTGAATATCTTCTTGGAATGAAGCTAAGTACTCGTAAAATTTATTTTCTTCTTTTTGTGTCATTATGCAAAATTTTCTATTTTTTCTCTGTTTCTTTTGAATATTTCTTGAGGAGTTATGTACTGAATATGAAATTTAAATAAATAATTATTTTGATTAGGGAAGCAACAATTCCTTATATTCTCCCAATCTTCCATGTTTATTTTATTTTCTTCATCGCAACCCGATCTTTCAAATTTAAAATCAGCATGAAACATCAACCCTCTTATATTTTTAATTTTTATCTCAGGATTGTCTTCCTTAACTTTATTTTCTAATGCTTCTTTTGCGAATGAGAAAGACCTAGCTTTTATAATTGAGACATAAACATCTTCTGCTGACTTATTCTTATACAAGGTATATGTCATTTTCCAATAGTTATCTATAGAGAATTTTTTCTCTCTGAACCATTTCTGTCTTTTAGTCAAATTTTTAGGTATCATAATTTTTATCTTATATTAGTCTTCCTCTACTTCTTTATCTACTTTTTGCTTAAATGCTGGATTGTTCTCATACTCTCCTACCGACCTACCTATCTTAAAGGCATACTTGTCGATGAAAAATATTAAAGCACATACTATCCAAGGCCTCAAATCGGTTAATTCTAAAGCCGTGAATAGTATTACAAAAATTATTAAATAAGGCAAAAACTTATTGAGTACATATTCTAATGCGGCTAAATCTACATCTTTTATCTTCATCTTCATTTTATTTTATAGGTTTCTATTTTTATTGGATCTAAATTCTTTTTCATTTTTTTTACGACTCTTCCTTTTAATCTTGAGTATCCATTGTCTGTAATTTCTAATTCTGCTCTTATATATTCCTTGCTCTTGCCTTGAAAGGATAATTTAAAAAAAGTTTTTTCCTTGGGAGCTAGTTTTGCTTCTAATAATTTGAATTGTTTTTCTCTTTCCTGTATTAATTCCTTTTTTAAAATATCTGTAAATGGCATATAATCCTCTACTGCATGAATTGAATGCAATATTGAATCTTCTGATACATCTTCTTGGTTTCTTTTTTTTCCTGTTATGTAAGACATTATTTGAAATCTAGCTATTTTAAAAGCCCAAGCATAAAAACTCTTACTTTTTATATATGTTTTCTTTTTATCTAAAAGAATGAAAATTGTTTTTTGGCAAACATCTTCCGCTTCTTGGTGGTCGAATATTCTAGATCTGCAAAATTTTAGTAAAGAGGGTCTAATCAACATTATTTTTTGATTATAGCTTTTTAATTTATCAATTCTCTCTTTTATCACTTTGTGTATCAATCAAATTTAAAGTTTCGTCTTCCCATTTATCTGAATATGGATTATGTTTTTCTATTGATATGTTTTGAACTTTAAAATTTTTCTTTTGTAACATTTTCGTATGAGCTTCAAAAGCTTTTTCTGCATCTTCAGCCATAAAGTAATGGTAGCTATCGTTTACTATAGTCTCTTCTGTTGCGTTATACTTTATTCTATATTCATAAAGTTTCGGATAAGATTTCTTCTTCATTTTTTTTCTCCCAATATATTCCATCAAATAACACTAATTCTACTTTATTACCCACTTCTAAATCCACTCCAACTGGATCTCCCTCTTCTACAGGCAAGTCAGAATCAGAGTAATAAAACTCTTCCTCGCTTGATGCATTTACTAATTTACATGATCTTATTTCTTTGTTCATAAAAGCGACATTAGCATAACATTTTAATTCTGTCAAGAATAATTATTAATAAATTTTAATGTTGGTATAGTTCTTATTATTTCCCTTGCCATAGTAGGAGGAAAGCACTCTCCTAAAACTTTTCTCATAAAGTTTTCTGAAACTTTATTTTTGAATTTATCCAAAAAATTTTGAGGTAATCCGCAAATAATAGCGATTTCCTCTACAGATAAAACTCTTGCATCAGAATAAGTTCCGTCTAAAAGTTTATTTCCTGGATGAACGTTATTTTGACTAGATATAGCGCCATTACACATTGTAACAGTCGGAGAAGGCTTGTCCCAATTTATCCTTTTGTATGTAGTCATAAATCCCTTAATTCTCCTGCCATCCTTCTTAGGATAATGAATTTTATTATTAAATGCAGTTTCTCCTGTTGGAGTGTTCTTCATCCAAATTATATGATTAGGATTATGTTTTTTTGCATAATGCCAAGGTGTTGAACTTGATCTCCCAGATTCCAATGATGGTAAATGCCCTATAGCATCTCTTACTGTTTTTATTTGATTAACTTTAGCGGGATGCTTCCAATCTCCATGCTTTGATATTAAACCTATAAATCTTTTTCTAGACTGAGGGGTTTGAAAATCTTTTGCATCCAAGACATCGTAATTCAGTCTCCAAGGAGATGGCAACCTTGATTTAATATATTCTATTATATTAACTACATCTCCATTCACTTTAATCCATGTATTAGCCATCCCTTGCACATTTTCTATTAACATATATTCAGGCATTAAATCATTAAATACATCCATAGCATGAATTATTAATGAATTTCTAGGATCAGAATCTAACCTCTTTGCATTAGCTACACTCATTCCTTGACAGGGAGGAGTTGCGATAATAAGCTCTATTCCTTCTTCGTCTACTGTAGCACAAGGAAGCGCATCATAAATATTACTTTTTACTTCTTGTTTGCATATATCACCGCATACTACATTTGTATTAGGATGTATTTGCTTGTATAGATCACATCTATCTTGATGTAATTCGTTTGCAACAACAACATCTAAACCTATTTCATTGAATAAAATTTCACCAAACCCTACATTCGCAAATAATGACAATGCCTTCATCCTCCTATAATACATTTCAAGGAGGTTTTTTCAACGTTTTATGACCAATATGAATCTATTTTGTTTTTTGAACCTTGAATGGAATATATTTTAAATATGTAAGTTTTTTTTGGCTCGACATATGATTTAGAGACAAATAAAGAGTCGCCCATAACATCTTTTATCTCACATAGGTAATTTACTTCACCATCTTCTTCAAATATAGTCTTAACCCTTGCCTCCATATCTATAATTTCATTTATGAAAAAAGGAGACAATAGACCTATTAAAGGTTTTTGACACGCTGCTATTGCAATCTTATTTTTTCCTATGCGTCCAGATATCAACAACTTAGTGTTAAATTTTTTATGGAATTTTTCTAATAAGTTTTCGTAATAATCATAGCAATTTTTATAAATATACGTTTCCATTTTGCTATTTATAATAAAATAAAATCCTTTTTTATATACAAAAAAGTGTATATATAATGTATGGAGGTGGAAATGGAAAAAATTATATTAGTTGCTTTTGGCGCTATGATTTCCCTTATTGCCTTTTTCTTGAAAAAAGAAAATGCGAAAGTTGAAAAAATTAGCGGAAAACTTAGAGAAATAGAAATAGACCTAGCTAAAAATGGAGCTAGAGATAGTGAAAGATGGGAGCAGACTCAAAGACTGCTAGAAGATAGAAGGCAGGATGCTATTAAGATTTTTGAAAAAATCAATAGACGAATTAGTTAATCAAGCTCATCGCCTCTTCTAAAGCTCGTGACCCATCTGTAGCTTTGCACGCCCTCTATTTTACTTTTGCTATCTTCGTCTAGCATAGATACCGCTGATCTTAGATTTGTCTGAAGTGTGTCTATCAAAACATGCAAATCATCAATTTGCTTATCTTTTTGCATTACTTGTTTTAATAATTCTTTTTGTTCGTTCATTTTTATCCAAAAGGAAATTTTAAATTTAAAAATTGTTTCAACTGCCCTTCTTTATAATACTCCCACCCCAAGATTTTACATATATTTTTCATCAAATCTAAAAAATAATGTACATTTGGATGCTCTGGTCTAATATGGCAGTTAATTTTTTTGTTATTAAAAATTAATTCAGAAGCCCTTAATCTTACTCTTAATGTTTCTTCTCTTTCCATCATTCCATTTAAATGAGATGGGTCTTTTTCAGAGTAAAAAAACGAGCTTATAGAAATTAGTTCGGCTTCATCCTTAGCCAACCTTTTTACATTATCATAATTAAATAAATCAGAAGTTTCTTTTGATATTTTTTGAAAAATAATTAAATCTGCATTCTTTATTTTACCAATAGATACTCTTTCATTATATATATTGTACTGAGTGTCTCCATACCCTTCTGTTAAAAGCCTATGTCTACTTAGTGCATCGGCATGAAGGAAAGGGTATTTTTTAAAATCTTTTTTATAAATCTTCTTTAAATGTTTTTTAAATCTTTCTGCAACGATCCAGTTGCACACGAACTTTCCTTGTTGAGCTAAATTTTTAGCTTTAGGCAATCTTCTAATATACCAAGCTAAAGCCTCTGCTTGACAATTCCCAATTAAAACAACTGAATATGGAGCATTCACACCTTATAATAAAAAACCCTTGAATTTTTCAAAATAAATGTTATTATCATTTAGGAAATTTTAAAAATATTATGGATAATACACATAGCACCGAAAATAAAACAACGTCCGAATGGAGAAAAAGAGAAATGGGAGCGCTTTGGAGAAAAGAAGGCAAGTCTCAACAATTTTATTCGGGTTTTGTAAAAATCAATAAAGGGACAGACCAAGAAAAAGAGGTTAGAGTCGTTATCTTTCTAAACAAAATGAAGAACAATGAGAAAGCTCCCGATTTGATTGTTTATGAATCAACAGAGCAGAACGCATCTTTCATCTCCCATGAAAAAGATCATGATGAGATTCCCGATAGCTTTATAAGTTAATTTTTTTAAAATTTTATTTTTTTTAAAAAAAACCTTGACTTCGTGTTTAATTTTTGTAATAGTTAGGCATGAAAGATAAAAAAGTGACCTATAATAAAGACGGAACTCCTAGAAAGAAAGGAAGCGGACGCAGAGTTGGCTCTAATTCTTTTGTGAGAGTTACCTTTGAAGAATTAAAAGAGTACATTGGAGAAAAAACTCCAATGTCAGTCAGTAGAGTTTGGTTAGAAAACTTGGGTGTTTTGTCATCTCATTCTGAAATCAAGAAAAAGCCAAAAATAGAATTGACAGACGAAACAGAGTCTGATACGATTCTCTATACTTTAAAAAACTTCAACGATGAGGAATAATATTATGAAAGATCCATTCGCACATTTAGTAGGTCAAGAAAACGTTAAGAAAAAACTTAATTTTTACTTAAAAGCCTTTAATAAAACAAGTCTAAGCCCTTTTTTGGGTTTTTTCGGAGCAAAAGGTTTAGGTAAAACTGAGTTTGCAAATGCTTATGCTAGAAATTTAACAAACCAAGATGGCACTAAAAGAACTCTCTTGGAATTAAATTCTTCAACAATTAAGAATAATGACAATTTCTTTGAGCAAATCTTTATTCCTGTAATATTAAATAATGAAATAACTGTTTTGTTTGATGAAGCTCATGAGTTGCCAAATGATTTAACTATGGCATTGTTGTCTATTTTAGATACAAGAACTACTCATGTTAGAGATTTCACTTGGAAACAGACTAGGTATCCTTTTAATTTTAAGCAACAAACTTTTTTGTTCGCAACTACTGAGAGTGATAAGTTATTTCCACCCCTCAAGGATAGACTTACATCTGTTGATTTTGATTCATATTCCTCTAAAGAATTGGGAGAAATTATCTCAAGAGTTATAGAGTGCGATAGTATTGATAAGGATGTAATCAAGCAACTCAGCTCTGTTGTTAGAGGTAATGCTAGAAATGCGATGATGAGAGCTAAAGATATAAATTTATATTTGGCTTCTGAAAATGTATCTCACTTTACAATGAAGCATTACGAGAATTTTTGCAATATACTTGGAGTTTTGCCATTTGGCATCACTTGCACAGAGAAACAGATTCTAGAAGTTCTAGAAGACAAAGGTGCTTGCACTTTATCAATGTTGGCGGCAAAAACAGGTTTAAGCAATACTTCTTTAAGGAGTGATCATGAGAAGTATTTATTAAAACAAAACTTAATGGAAATAGATGTCAAGAGAAAAATCACACCTCTTGGTAGAAAACTCGTAAGGTCTTTACCTTAATTTATGTTTATACATAAGTATGATAATAGGAACGCAGCTTCAATAGGCAATAAAGCTGAAAGAATTTTTGTATCTCTCGCAGGTAAAAGAGGTTACAAAATAAAACCATCAACAACTTCTCAAAATAAAATCCAAAGAGTAGATTATTATTTAGAAAAAAATTCTCAAATTAAAGGTTTTGATGTAAAATCAAGGAAGAAGATTTGCTATTATGATAAAGACTATAACGATGATTGGACTTGGGTTGAGTTTAAAAATGCAGATGGCTTTGGCGGTTGGATGTATGGAGAGGCAGATTATATAGCCTTTGAAAAGAAGGATTATTTTATCGTAGTAGATAGAATTTCTTTAAAAAACCTTTGCGAAAAAATAATAGATAGAAATAAAGAATTTGTAAAGCATTGCTACGAAGCAAAATATAGAATATATCAAAGGAGAGACGAAGAAGAAATTAGTTTAATAAAAACTTCTGATTTAAAAAAAATAAAAAGAAAATCAATTTGGAAAAAATAATGGACTTTGACGAACAAACAGATGCATTTAGATTTGATCTTGATGATCTTTGTGATAGGTATCTAGAAGAGTTTGACATTAATACTTTTACCTTAATTGGAGCGCTAGAAGAAAAAAAACTTGAATTTTCTAGAATTTTAAGTACTATAGAGGATAAGAAAATAGAATTACTCGGAGAAGATATCGAATTTGAAGTAGACGAAGACTTCTTTGGAGAATAACTTTTTAATTAATCACATAATTAAACTATGAAAACAACAACATATATTACGGCACTTTTGTGTCTAATTTCTAACGTCGCAACCGCAGGTTCTGTATCTGTTGGTTATGCATCTGATTACTTCAGAAGGGGAGCTATCCTATCTTCAGAAGCAGTTCAGTCTTCAGTATCCCTCGATACTGATGTTAGTGGATTTAATGCATCTGTAGGTGCTTCTACTAATCAATCAGTTACAGGTGGCTCTGATGCATATACCATTGAGTTTGGTGCTTCTAAGCAACTAGGAGAACTGCTTAATGTCTATGTGGGACTAGAGCATTTTGAAGAAGTCGCAGGAGATGCAATGCTTGATGCTAGAGTATCTGTTGGATTTGATACAATCTTGTCTCCATCCGTTACTCTATACAGAAATACTAGCGATGATCTATATACATTTGAACTATCTGCAAAGCATGGTTTTGATGTAGAGTTCGCTAAACTCTGTGTTCATGGATTGTATGGAAATACAGATGCAAGTGCTTCTATTAATGAAGATTATTATGGAGTTGGAGCTATTGCTTCTAAGTCGGTTTCTGATAATGCTGATTTAGCTCTCTCCTATGATTATTTTGACTCTGATTTAATGGCTGATGGTGAGTCCGTATTAGGCTTATCTCTTTCTATTAATTTCTAATTTATTAACCCAAAGTAATAAAATGAACGAAGTAGTAAACAAAATAAAGTGTGCCGTTTGTGGCATTAGCGCCGTACTATTGTCCGTAATTGGACTCTTGGTACTATCCCAAGTAGTATTTGGGGCAGAGGCAGGTATCGATGTCATTGGCAACCTTCAAGGTATTGTTAATGGATTTGTCGGTCCAGGCGCTAGCCTTGCAGGTATCGTCACCTTGGTTTTGCTTGTTTCGGTTTTATCCAAGCAGACAGGAGATACTAATTGTGCTAACAACAAGAAGTAACTTCTTGATCTAGCACGATTTGCTAACCCCCCTCGAAAGAGGGGGGTTTTTTTTCTTGTTTTTTTTGCTCTAACTAATTACATAATATTATGGACTATACAGAAAAATATCTTTTTGTAGTTTATTTTAGTGTAATTATAGAGAAAGAAAGGTTTTATAAATCTATTATATCTACGGAAAATAAAGAGGAAGCTAGAGTATTATTCCAAAAAAAAATAAAGAAAGATTTAAAAGGCTTTACTATAAATAACATAAGAGTTATCAAAATAAACAGGAAAAAGTATAAAGGTAAAAGTTTATCTGATAAAGAATGGGAGACTTTAAAGTCAATATCTTATCCGAATACTAGACATAAACTTTTAAGATTAAAGAAAGATGCTTGGTTCAAGAAACAGCCATTTAAGTTTAGAAACTTAAATGGAACATTTAAAAAAGGATTTACCCCTTGGAATAAAAATTTAAAAATGAGAATGGTAAAAAAAGATAACAATGGATTATTTTCTCAAGCTAGAGATAATCAAGGTAGATTTTTAAATGGAGTCAAGCCCATAACAATAGGTGTAAAAAATGAAAAACTTAAAAACCCTACTCCGAAGCAAAACGCCGAAATCAACATTAAACAGAATTTATGAAAACTTTCTTTCCCACGATTTATCTCAACAAGAAATTAAAAAATATTTTATAAAATTTTATAAAATATTTGACTATATAACTGAATCAGAGAGAGATTTTGATATAAACCATAAACTTATTGTCAATAAAAATGAATATGGAATATTTCAAATATTACAATTTGATCCTCAGAGTGTTGAAGAAGAATATTTTGTTTGCGAAAAAATAGAATATTACATTCATCTTGATATTATAAACAAAGAAAAATTATCTCAAGATAATCTAATATCTTTTGTACTATGGGAAATAATTAATTGTTTTGAAGAGGAAAAGGAACAATACAAGAAGAAAAGAAGAAATTCTTAGGCTAAGAGAATTAGGTAAGACATATAATGAAATAAAAGATATATTAGGTTGTTCTAAATCTGTTATATCATATCATTGCGGAGAAGGCAAGACAGAGAAACAAAGAGTTAAAAAAAGAAATCAATCGACGCAACATAAGCTATCAAGAAAAGTAAGCGCGTTCAAATGTAGAATATCTAGAAAGATTTTTAGAGGCAAATTAAAAACATTTAAAAGAAGAAACCCTAAAAGTAGAACTCATACAATAGTAAATAATCTATCTGAAAATTTCACAACTCAAGATGTTTTAGATAAATTTGGAGACAATCCAGTTTGCTACCTAACAGGCACTCCTATAGACCTAAATAAGCCCGAAACATATCACTTTGATCATATTATTCCTACTTCAAGAGGTGGAACTAATGACCTGTCTAATTTAGGAATTTGTTTAAAAGAAGCAAATTATGCAAAAAATGATTTAAGTTTAGACGAGCTTTATGAATTGTGTAAATCTATATTAAATCATAGAGACAAAAAAAAAGCTTGACTTAAAATCTTTTTTATGCCATGTTATGAGGCATGGAAACAACATTAGGTTTAACTTGCATAAGCGAAGAGTTGAAAGAAAAAGATAAAAAAGTTTATTCTTTTCGCACTATGACAAGAAAAAGATTTCTTGATTTATCAGAAAGGTTAGGTAGAGATGAAGCTATTAAAGAATTGTGTATTCGTATTAATCATAATCTTATTGTCACTCAGCATATTATTAGGCATTGTGGCGACAATAATATTAAGCACTATAGGATTAGTTCCGCTCTTTTCCCTCTCGTTACTGACCCAATTTTGGGACTCAATTTTAATTCATTGCCGAATGAAAGAAAGATGATTGAAGAGCTTAGAATGATTGGTATTTTATTCATGAGTTATGGGATGTCTACTAGCATTCATCCCGATCAATTCAATGTTCTTGCATCTTTAAAAGAAGATTCAGTTAATCAAACAATAAAAGAATTAAACTTTCAGTCAATGATACTTGACTACATGGGATTACCTCAAGATCATTCTTGCCCAATGAACATTCATATTAATTGTTCTTTCCCAAGTCCAAGTAAATCACTTTCATCTTTAAATGTTGATCCCGAAATCAGAGAAAACTTTCTAATGTCTGAAATTGCAGACAGATTTTATAATAACTTAATGAGATGTGATTCGGGTGTGTATAATCGTCTTACCATAGAAAACGAAGATAAAGGACAATGGAATGTAGATAATATTTTAAAATTCTCAGATTACATCTTTAATAAATATAAATTCAATCTACCTGTTTGCTATGACAATTTGCACGACATATGTAACCCTTCTGAAGTTATAAACATCAGTTGGCAAGCTGAACGTTGTGCATATACATGGGTGAATCAAGACTCAACCTTATTAGATGAGTCTAATTTTATTGCTCCTGTTTTTCATTGGTCTGAAGGGAAGAATGATGGAACTAAAAATCCTCGCGCACATGGCGATTATTTTAGTTATAGAAATTTTCCACCTACTATAGCTATAGAACCAAGTAAAGAAGCTAAGTGGGAGTGCGAAGTAAAAGCCAAAGATAAAGCAATTAGAAAATTGTTAAATGATTTTTTTTAATGCCACTTTAGCTCAGTTGGTAGAGCGTCTCACTTGTAATGAGGATGTCGTCAGTTCGAGTCTGACAAGTGGCTCACTTTATGCGAGAGTAGCTCAGTTGGATAGAGCATCTGCCTTCTAAGCAGAATGTCGTGAGTTCAAGTCTCACCTCTCGTGCCATGCGGATGTGGCGGAATCGGTAGACGCTACAGACTTAAAATCTGTTGCCCATAGGGCGTGTGGGTTCAATTCCCACCATCCGCACCATTTTAGTGTAATTATTATTAGTGAATCATAAACATTTATTAGTAAGTTGCAATTTTAAAAAAACTCCTTTTAGGTCAACTATATTTACTCAAGAATGGATTAAAAATTTAGTTAGAATTATAGATATGGAAATACTATATTCTCCAAGAGCAGTTATGTGCGACAAAAAGGGTAATGAGGGTATTAGTGCATTCTGTTTAATAACTACTAGCCATATATGCTTGCATTCTTGGGATACGACTGACCCTAATTTAGTTCAATTAGATGTTTATAGTTGCAAAGATTATGATGTAAATTTAGTAATAAATGAATTAAATAAATTTAACCCGACATCCTTAAAGCATAAAATAATTGATAGAGATAATTTTGATGATATAAATTTTAGCAATAAATGAGGATATACTTTAAGCATTATTCGGGAGCTATAACAGAGTATGATTATTTATTCTTTGATTGTATGGCTGAAGTTTCTCTTGAAGAAGAAGATACTGCGTTAAAAGAAGGATGGTTGCCCGATGACTATTTATTAAAAGGAGATAGGTCGCATTGGTATCAAGCTAGACAAACAAGGATAAACTTAAATAACTTTTCAGACACAAAGCAAAATAAAAAATGCAGAAAAAAATGCAAGAATATTGTTGTAAAAGATTTTAAATCAAAAGATGTAGATCATAATATTTTAAAAAATATATTTAAAAAATATATTTCTTACAGAAGTTTTAAAGATTGGGATTTAGAACCTTTAACAAAAACTGAAGCTGATAGAAAGTTTTTCTTGTTATATTATTTAGAAGATAAGCCAATAGCTTTTACATTCCTAAGAGATGTTGGTTCAAATAGCGTTTTCTCTACTCAATTTGCATGGGATTATGAGAATCCGAAGCTATACCTTGGCAAGTATGCAAATTTAGCGGAAATAGATTATTGTATATCTAAAGGCAAAGATTATATGTATCTTGGTTTAGGTTATGAAAAATGTTGTATATATAAATCTGATTACCAAGGTTTTGAATTTTGGACAGGAGAGAATTGGTCTAATGATGTCAATCATTATAAATGGCTTTGCGAAAGAGATTCTAAAATAGAAAAGACAAAAGATTTAGATAAAATAAAAAAATATGATGATCATCATTTTTTTAAATGATTAACGATTATATAGATTATATCTCTTTAAAGCGAGATGAGCTTGGCGGTCATGCAATCTGTCCATTTGCTAAAAGTTTTTTAGATAAAATTCAAATAATACAATCTGAGGATTTTTGGGTTGATGCAATAAAATGTATGGATAATAAAGAGCATCCAATGTTATATCTTATATATGGAGACAAGCATAAATATGATGTTAGTTGGCTTGAGTGGTTCTGCAATATACATGAAGAATATTCAGCACATAAAAATCTTTGGTTAATATGGGATCATCCCAATCAAATAAATAAAATAAATGGGGTAGAGACTAACAATAAAGAATATGCAATATTACTTATTCAACCTTTAAATGAATTAAATAAATATTCTGACAAATTACATAAAACAAATTATTATAATTTTTGGGATAAAAAATATTATGATAAAATAGTGAAAAAGAGAAGAGACTTGACATGAACAGAATATCATGCTATGTTTTTTTGCATGAATAAAGAACAACAAAAAAGACTAAGAGGATTAGTCTCCTCTAAACGTGAAAAAGAAGACTACTCAGCAATGAGTGCCGAAGAAATATCAGATGCAACAGGTATAGATGCGGAGGAAATAGAGTCATTAAAAAAGTCTTCATTAGAAAAAATCACCAAAACAATAAATAAAGAATTAGGCACTAATTATACATCAGAAAGTTTGCATTCCACAAGAGAGGGTAGATTCATTCTTTCTCAAGTAAGCGAATATTTGTACAATAATCCATGAAAAAACTTTGGTTGATATGGGCTAGAACATTAGATCATCGAGTTGGTAAAACAGATGAGGATCAGCCCGATATACCAATATTATCTCTAAAAGAAGCTAGATTTAGTTTAATCCTTAGAACTATTATAGTCGTTCTAAATATGGTTACTTGCTTATTTATTATAGCGAATATAATTAAAAATTGGTAATGAGCGAAAAGGATTTGCCCGATAATGTTGCGCCTAACCCACATTCTTTGCCCTATGCAAGTAATGTAGGCGCTCCTGTTATTCGACCCGATCATAGTCTTGGTGGGTGGAAGTTAGGAGCAGTTCATACTGCAAATAAACATTATCAAGAGCGCTTCAATAAGTTAAAGAGAGAGTTTGAGGAATTAGCTGAAGACTACAAATGGAATGAAATAATATTTAATGCGGAGTTTCGCTTTAAACCTGTGATCGGCAAAGAATATTACCTTTATCAAAAAAAAGATAAAACTTTTTTCTTGACTTTATTTTCACCTTATGAGAAGATAGGTGGAAATGAAGGATACCAAGGCACATTCAAACTCAATTACGATAATAGATGGGAACTTATTAGACTTCCCGAATGATATTAATGTTATTGCACACTCTTGTAATACTAGAAATATTATGGGAGCGGGTATTGCAAAACAAATAAAAGATCGTTATCCCGAAGCATACGAAGCAGATACAAAGGCTTTTAATACTGAGTACGATAAAAATGGTCAATATGTTCATTGGTTAGGCAAGTTTTCCAAAGCTCAAGTTAATAATGGCTTGATTTATAATATGTATACTCAAGCGAGTATTGGAAGAGAAAGAGAAGTTGATTACGAAAAATTTTGGCAAGCATTGAAAGGTGTCGAAAATGATCTTTTTGAAATGAATGTAAGCAAGCATGAATATGATCCTTCTCCCCCACCTGTTCTCGGATTACCTTGGGGTATATCATGCGGTCTTGCAGGTGGAGATTGGGGAATAATTTTTGCAATGATAAATAATATTTTTATTGACAGCCCTATAAAAACCTATATAGTCAGATACCATGAATGATAGATTTGATTTAGAAGAAGCGATAAGCGAAGTGTTTACAACTAACGAAGAATTAGAAGTTCTTTTGTATAGAATAGGAGACTCTCCTGTTGTTCCATCAGAAGACGAGATTATGAATATTCTTATTGGAATTATCGAATTAAATAAAGTTAGATATGAAAAGTTATGGAATACCTTTGAGGCTTTAGTTTCCAATGGGGTTATTTCAAGTAAAAATGTAGAAGGATTTACAGAAGAAAAGGGAGAATAAAATATGAATACTTATTTAGAATTAGAGCAAAAATATAAAGAGAAAATACTTAAATTGTTTTTCGATCATGCTAAAAAAGTTGAAGCAGATCACGATGTTAAAACCGATGGTGATAATACAGATTATTGGAATGCTTTAAAATTAGACGATGGCAGTTTCGTTGATTATAATTTCCACATGATGTCGGATTGGGATGACCCCGATAGAAGTTGGACTTGCGAAGTTTATCCTGTTGATCCACCAACAGAAGATAATAAATATTACTCTATTAATACCAATCATACATTGTTTTTAGCTTTTTATTACCCTGTAACTCAAAAATCAGAAATAGAAATTTAATATGAGCGGAGAAGGATTATCAGTAAGTTTTAGGAGAACGTCAAGGACTCCAATGTCCAATAGCGAACTTCTTGAAAAATTTCAAAATATTGTTTATCGCAGTCGAGTGATGAAACATATGAAATGGTATGGCAAAGCCCATACTCTTGACATATTAGAACATGGCGATGACAATCGACAAAAGTTTGAGCAAGAATATGTTGCAATTAAAGATACTTTTCAATTTGAAATTAGTGTCTATGAGTCTTGGCATGAAGATGCAGACTTGTACGAATCACACGAAGTTGAAGATAGTTTTGTTTCTCTTGCTAGAAAATTTGCAGAAGATTATAATTTAATGTATTTTCCAAATGGTTTCCCTGCTGAATGGATAGAGGAAGAAATAATTGATGGAGAAAAAAATTGGAATCATTATAATGTAAAACCCGATGATAAAAACATTGACAAGATATGTGATGCGTGGTATTCTTATGGAATAAAGAAATTAAAAGCGAATAACGAGAAAGAAAAAAAAGAGCTTTGGCATCAAGCTAGAGATAAAATTAAACAATTAATGGAGCATAAAAATGAGAGTAGAGTACATTGCAGTTGATTGGGATCGCCCACATGGACATGAGAGATTGCCCGAAAAACCAATCAAGATGAACAAGGAAGAGGCATTTAAATTAAATAAACAATTATTGTTGAATGGAGAAAAGAAAAGATATGTTAGGTTGGAGTTGGTAGAAGATGAAAAATAAAGATGCAAAAATAGGAGAAGAAGGATGGTATAGTTGGTTAACAATTAGACAAGACTTAGTTGGAGACGATTTATCTGCGCCAATTATGTGGTTAGATGATATGTCCGAAGATAATCTTTGGCAAGAAGATGACATGAACATAGATTGGGTAGAAGAGATGGACAAAGAAGGTGCGCCGATCATAGAAGATGACCATCTTTGCAGGGATATTTGTATTGAAGTAACTTGTCCATCGAAAAACATTGACAAACGTCGTGCGGTAGGTTACAATATAGACTTTGATTGGAACTAGAAGGAACTAGATAGAAAGGTTATAGATATGGGCTACGATTTAACAAACGAAAAAGGTGAATATTTCAGATGGAATATGTGGGGTTGGGCAGAAGTTATTAATTTAGCTTTAGCTTATAATTGGCAACCCAAAGGAACTACTATTCCTATGGAAAGATTTGAAAGTTATCAAGATTACGAGGAATTTAAAGACGAATACGAAGGTTCTTATTTCGGGAACGATGGTCAAATAGTTGGTAGTGAAGATGCCAAAGCATTTAGCGATGCTTTAGAAACCTCACTTGATGACATACCCGACCAAAAAGTAGAGAAGAGAGAGTCGATACCTATTGATGATGAATTTCTTAAAGAGAGAGCTAAGATTTGGAATCAAGAGCAATCTGCTTTAGTCACTAGGTTTTCGGGAGAATCAAACAAAGATTATCTTAAAAAATTTATTAAATTTTTAAGAGAAGGATCATTTTGTATTTATTAAAATATGTGGAATTATAGAATAATTAAACGAGAGGTAGAGGGTCAACCCGATCAATACGGATTATTTGAAGTTATTTATAACGATGAGGGAAAAATATCCGCTCATTCAGAAGAACCCGAATTAGTTGAAGAAAGTCCCGAAGGCATATTGCAAACTTTAAGATTAATGCTTGATGATGCTAATAAAAGTTATTATAATATATTAAAGTATGATGAAATAAAATTTGCTCCACTTGTAGATGAATCAGAAAAAGAAGATATAATAGAGTTGTACGGCAATGAAGGAGAAATCAAAGAAACCGACTAAACCAAAAAAATCTAAGCCTAAACATCAAAACGGCAAGGGTTCTTCTCCTAGAAACATATCTGAAAAGTTTAAAAAAAACTACGAAGACATTAATTGGGAAAAGAAATAAAATATGTTTGATGATGGGGTAAATAATAGTTTTGAAGAGGCTCATCAAAGAGGTTTAACAAGAGGTTTTGATTTAGGTTGGAGTTACAAAGGAAGATTCGACAGGCAAATAATATCAGATATGATTTCTGAATTAGAGTCGTCTGACTCGAAAGGAAAAACTTACCAAATAAAGGTTTTGAAAAAAGTCCTTGACAAATTAAAGAATCATCCTCATAATAGAGAAAATATAACAATAAATTTTTGGTAATATGAAACTATCACTTACAATACATAATAAAACTCATAGCGTTGAATCCGATGAGGGTTATGACGGATCAAACCTCAATGAGTTGGTAGAGCAATTCAAGGGGTTATTAGTCGGAGCAGGATTTCATCCAAGCAATGTGGATGATATGTTCAATACAGAATACCAATGGTTCACTCAAGAAGAAAGGGATGGCAATATGCAGGGGCATTTATTTAATAAAGAAGATGTGTCCAAAGGTTTAGAAGATTTAGAGAGGCTTGCGAGAGATCGAAAGGTTCAAGAATTTCAAGATAATATGTATAAACAAGATTGCGATCAAGAAGATATTTTCTCATAAACATTATGATACAGATAGAAGATTCAAACAACGAAGAATATTTTATTAATCCTAAAAATGTTGTCTATGTAAAAGCAAGGATTGATCCTATGAAAAAAGAAAAATGGTGGAAGATAACTTTTGTTAATGGAGAGCAATTACATACCAAAAATGAAGGTGGAGTGAAATCAATTATAGCTTCGATTAAAAGTAAGAAAAATTAAGTGAGTACCTTATTGAGTAAATTATTTTATTATGTGGGAGATTTGGTTGGTAAGTTTCTTCATTTTAATTGCTTTAGTTGGCTTTATCCATTTTATAAGCAAATAATGCTCTTCAGTTTAAAACTAGATAAAAATAAAAAAGTATGGAAAATGAGAATGAGATAAGTGTAAATGTATATGTGCTTGAATTATTCGTATATGTCACTCTATCAATTTTATTTTTTGGATTATTAATTGATCTAAGATGAATTTTGTCAATTCAAGACAAAATAAAGAATTAACTAAATATATAATTATATTCTCAGATCATCTGTTAGAAGATTGTGACGAAGAAGAATTAGAAGTTATTCTTAATAAAATAAAATTTTCCATTGAAGAGCTTGTATTTTGGTTAGAAAGAAAAAATCCTGCGAGATATCAAGATACATTAAGATGTTTACTAAAATGGCTATTTGATAAAGCGGAAAATAATTTTTAATTTTCCCTTGACATAAGTTTTATTTTTTGCTACTTTATGAGTATGCAAACATTATTTAAATTTTTTAAAAGAAAATCTTACCATAATACAAATAAAGAGACAGGTAATACTCTTATAAAAAGTAATACAAAGGCTAGTAGGCAAGAAATGATTATATTAAATTATTTTAAAGCCAATGCTCATTCAAAATTTAGCCCCGAAGATGTCATAAATCAAGTTGATTTCGGTAAGCCTGTTCCTATAACAAGCGTAAGAAGAGCGATAACAAATTTATGCAAAGAAGGTCATTTAAATAAAACATCTGTAATGAAAAAAGGCAATTACGGAAAACAGGTTCATACTTGGGAAATAAATCTTGACAAAGAAACAATAGTATAGTAAAGTTTAAATATGAGCGAAGTAAAAGAATTATGGGATTTATCTTGGTCTGATGGATTCATGTTGACATTTATACTTATGGGGCTTTATACCTATAAAGTTTGGATAGATAACAAGTTTAAGAAATGATAAGTTTAGTGAAAAAATGGATTCATAGATTTATTCACAGGAAGAGAGTGAATAAAGCAATAAAAGACTCTATGATAAAAAATGAAAAAATTCTTGAGTTAATAGGCGATGATGCAGATTATGATGGAATGGGAGATTGGGGCAGGTTTCCACCTATAAAGAAATGAAATATTGAAAATGATTACAGAATGCGAAATAAAAGAATTTCTCTATGAGATAGATGAGCCACTAGGTACTGAAAATTGTGTCTTATCGGACGAACAAATAATTCATTTGTCAAGGCAAATATTTAGGAACAGAGAAAAATTAATTAATTTAATTGTTACTGAAGCAAAAGATAAACCTTGTCTTTGTGGATTTTGGGGAGATAAATAATGAAAATACAATTAGGAGTACGAGGAAGCACAGATGCAATCAATCATATCATCATTAAAATAGATGATCTTATGCTTGTAACTGCTGACAATTTATTCCTCATAGGAGAAGAAAATAGAATTAAAACAGGAAAAAATTTAATTCAGTTATTAGATACCTTATCGAAAGATCACGAAATATCTATTGGTGAAAATGTTGCCAAGGAAATTGAAAGAGAATTAAATATGGAAGAAGGAACTTTAAATAAATATGGGTGAAATAATGGATGATCATGATGCAGGATTCCAAAAGGGAGTAAGGCATGGATTTAACAGGGCATTGTTTGCAGTTAGAAATGTAGATAAGCAAATAAATTTGCCCAAAAGAAAAGATTTCTCTCAAGAAGATTGGTCTTTTGAGTTTGAGAGATATAACACTCAAAAAGATTTAATATATAAAATATATGAAGAAATAAAATTTGAAATGACGAAAGAATCAGAGAAATAAATTTGTTATGATCTGTTTAAATTCAAAAGGATTACCATTATTAGAAGAATTAAAAGATTTAAGAGCGATTACATTAGAAGATATGGATACATTAAATGAAGACTTGATTAATGAAATAGAAGAATATAACATAGGTTTAGAACAATCTTTTATCCTAATTGAACCTAGAAAGGATTTTGATTCTTGCGTAATTGATTATGATTTAAGCGGAAGAGCTATTTATTCTACTAAAAAAATAATAGAAGTAAATATGAGTTATGGAATGACAGAAGAAGATGCTAGAGAGACTTTTGAATATAACACTCTCGGAACTTTTCAAGGCATGAGTCTCGATTTGAATCCACCAATTTTTACAATGTACGATAGATGAAAACAATACATAATACAAGAAATTGCAATTACAGAAGGTTCTTGTACAAGAACTTAAAACATGGCAAAATAAGTGGCAAGTTTTATAAATTTATTTGTAGATCACATCCTTATCGTGTTACAACTAGGAACATACAATTAATTGTAAATAAGATTCTTAGTAACAATATGACAGAAGATAAAGCGATTCGTTTGTTGCAACAAGACACTACTGAACTTAAATATCAGAAAGATTTATATAAATCAAATATAGAGTGTCGAAAAAAAATTAAAAAAAACTCTTGACAATTCGTAAATAATATGCGAATGTTGAGGGTATGCAAGTAATATCAAAAACAATAATCGGAACAATAGAGTGGTCTGAAGGTAGGACTAAAAAAGAATTAGCCAAACAAACTTTTTGGTCTAGCTCAAAAGACTTTAGCGGGTTAAGTGGTCTTGAAGTTAAGGCTTATACTTTCAATAACCATGTTGGTTGCACCGCAATCACAAGCCAAGGATTAAGTCAAAACAAATATTTTCAGATTCCTGTTGACAAGATCGAAGAGTTCTGCAATAGTTTAATGGAAGCTAAAAAATTCGTAGAAAGTAAAAATAATGAAGAAGTATAGAATGTATATAACAGAAGAGATCGGTGGGTATATCGAAGTTAATGCACAAGATGCAACTCATGCAGAAACTTTAGTAGAAGATTTACTAGATGAATATGGTGCAGATAGATTGTTTTATCCAATACCCGAAGACAAAGAGGTGTTGAAGAAATACCACACTCGCCACACTCATGGTGACAGAGAAGTTTTAACTTGCGAGGAGATAAAATGAAAGTAACAGAATTAGAGGTTAAAGAAAGTTTTGATGGAGAATTATATTTTCGTTTGCCCGATGATCTATTAAAAAGATTAGGATGGGAAGTCGGTGATGAATTAAAATTCATACCACAAGACGAAGCATTTATTATTAAAAAAGTAAAGTATAAAAAGATTGAGCTTGACTTCGATGATGAAGAATTGTTAAAGTATATGATGTTCGCACATGAACAAAATATAACATTTAATGAATTATGTCAAAATGCAATAAAGGAGAAATTAAAAGAAGATGAACAAATATGAAGAGATAAGAAAATTAAAAAGTTTATTTGATGTTGAAAGTTCATTGGATACTAAAATATATGAATTAGCAGGATATGATTTAATTGAAGATATTGCGGAAGATATGTTTCAATTAAAAGAAGAGATGAACAAAAGATTAAATAAAAGAATTAAAGAACTTGAATTGAACGGAGAGTTCGGAGTTAAACCTGTTGACACTTCTCACTTGGATAATGATGCTTTTGGCGCATTTATCAGAGGTGAGATGACTGAAGCAGATGTTATGGATTATGATGGAATGGGAAACCACAAAAGATAAAATTATGAAAAAGACATATAGAGTTCCATGTTCATGGCAAGTTTATGCACACGCTGAAGTTGAAGCAGAATCTTGGGATGAAGCAGTTGAAAAAGTAGAAGATGATAGTTTTCCATTGCCAACAGACCCCGATTATGTAGATGCTTCTTTCGAGGTTGATATGGAAATAATTGAAGAGGAGAAGCAAAATCCAAATACTTTTGGATTGGTAGATTAATTACTTGACAAGATAAAAAATATTTGCTAAGGTACGAACATGAAAGAAATTATAGGAGACGATTATCCAACTTACGAAGAATCTGTAAACATGAGTCTTGCAGAGCAAGCTAGAGTTAGAACGGAAGATATGGAAAAGTTGAGGAAAGAAGAAAAGGATGTAACTAAAAGCAATCTTGAGAGATTGATCAAAGAAAACTTTGAACTTAGACATCGTTTATCTTGCATTGCCGATGATATTGAAATTATTGAGAGGCATATCCAAAATAATTGCAATAAAAGATTTAAAAGACCAAGTCTCAATAAGGATGGTAGTGTCTTTGCTGAACAAGCATGGCATAATATTACTAATGTACAAATTGCTTGCGATTTAAATGATGATGATGTATTAGAGTGGAATAGTGATGTTAAAAAGCATGAACATTGATTATAAAACCAAGGAATAATATGAGTAAAAAATTTTATGATGTAGAATTTATGGCAACTACTTATCGCACTTATGAAGTAGAGGCAAGTTCACAAGAAGAGGCAGAAGAAATTGCTTCTGCCCAACTTGATGAAGATTACGAAGTTAGCAACGCATGGAAGAGAGATGCAGAAGTTAGTCATGTAGAGGAATTAAAAACAGAGTCAGAAGAAAAATGAGTAAGAAAAGAGAATATTGTGTTGGAATTAAAATAATTAATTGCTTTTATGTTAATGCAGAAAGCAGAGACGAGGCAGAGCAAATAGTGCGAGAGTATGATCCATACAAAACCCTTGACGATTGCGATTTTCAAATTGAATATGCTGACCCCACAAATGGAGAGGTTTTTTGGAAGATAAAAGCCGATGAAGTTGATTGGGATAAACTAGAAGATAGGAGATACGAATAATATGACTGAAGAAGAAGTGATAGCAAAGACTAGAGAATTAACAAAGCAAGCTAGACATCTTGAAATTGAACTTGATTACATAGAATCCAAAGAACCACATAACTATAAATATATTACTAATCTCGAAAAGAGAATAGATGAACTATACAAGGAGATAGATAAAGTAGATGAGAACCACGCAAAGACAACTTAGAGAAGGCAATCCTACTATTGACGAAATGAGATATGATCTTGCAGAACAAGAAGCAATGAACATGAGCGCGTCAAGTATTATTGATATGTTAATTTACGGAAATACTCCTCTTGATGAAATTTCCGATCTTGAAATAAAAGATGAATGGGAACAAATGTTTGGAGAATTAAAAAATTGGGAGACAAAAAATGATGAATAATAAAATATTAAGTATAATTAGTTTTTTAACTCTTTCTTTTGTTAATGCAGAAGAAAGTTTGATTTTAAATTATTCTTTTGATGATTTAAAAATGGAAAAAACAGGAGAAGTTTGGATATATTATGCCGAAGAAGGCGTTGTTAAAGATTCGTCTCCTCAAGGGAATCATGGAAATGTTTTTCATGGCAAACCATCTGTTGATAGAAACGGAGATGAAAACAAATCTATTTATTTTGATGGTGCTTTATCTTTGATTTGGTTAGAAAGCGATAGTAAGATTTTAGATTATTCAGATAATTTAAGTGTCTCTTTTTGGGGCAAGTTTGAAGATATGATAAATACTCAAACTATTTTTACAGAGAATAGCAGAAAAGATGATAATTATTTTGCAAAAACATCTTTAATATTAGTTAATGGAGAATTGCAGTTTGGTTTTAATAATAAATTAAAATCAAAAATAAAAGTTCCAAATGAAGGTTGGAATCATTATATAATTTCTTTAGATGTAAAAGAAAAATATGTAAAGTTTTATGTAAATGGAGAATTAGAATCAATGAATATGTTTTTAGATTCAAATATTACCAATGAATCTGATACATATTATTTAAATATTGGATTGTTGCAGTCTTTTCAACTTAATTATATGCCATTAAAAGGAAACTTAGATGATTTAAAATTTTATAATAGAACTCTTACTGATGTTGATGTTATGGGCATGAGTCCATTACCTTCCGTTGGCGAAAACCCCTGCTTTGAATGCGAGAAAAGAATAAAATATTTATACGACAAAAAAGAGGCAATGAAAGAAATTATTAACTCTTTAGAGCAAGATAAATTAAATCTTAATGAAGAACTTGTTAACGCAGAAGAAAGAATAAATCAATTAAATAAAGAACTCTCTACATTAAGAGAAGAGGTTTCATCATTGAAAGAGTCTAATAATGAAGATCGACAATTAATTAATTTATTAAATACTGAGCTTACTCAAAATAACAAAATTGATGCTTCTACTTTTATAAATGGTTGGGTTTATTATCCCGATGTTGGATGGTTGTGGACTAACAACTCTGTATATCCCATGATTTATAATAGCGAAACAAATTCTTGGATAAATTACAAACTCGGAACATCTTCTCCAAGATTGTTCTACTCTTATGGTCAAGGAGAATGGCAAACTTGGGGCGAGCAGTAAATTTTTAAAAAATTTAAAAAAAATATTGACAGGTTGAAATATATTTGCTAAGGTACAATTATGAAAGAAAGATACTCAAAACATGACTTTAAGACTATGAAAGTTTTTAAGATTTGGAATGTTCCACCACAAAAAATGTTAGATTATATTCTTGAAGCAGACAAAGCAAATGGAAGAGCATCAGAGGAATATCAACCTACATTTTATATTGGCAAAAGTCTTCAATATATTCGTGAAGTTTATGAAGATTACAATGGTCTTGATAGTCTTACCGAAGCAGAGCAAATAGAGAATGGATATTACAGATTGGAAATACTATGAAGATCACAGAAGAGTTGCAGATAATTATTGACGAAGCAGAAATATCTGCTATCGGAGAAAGTGTAGAAAGACACAAAAGAGTTTTAGAGGCTTGCGAAAAAGTTCAGAATTTGCTTGACTCTTTGCCCGAATTGTTAGATAGTATAGGCGAATTACATTCACAACCATTAGAATTAACTGATTTTAGAAAAAATTCAGATGGAGATTTGTTCTTTTGGATTAGAAAAAAACAAAAATAAATAAAATATAGAAAGCTAAAAGTTATGAAGAATTATTTTGCAGATGTAAGAGTAGAGCATAGAGGTATTGGTCATTTTCCAATTCGTTGGAATCGTTGGAGTCCCGACTCAATAATATTCAAAAGTAATAGATTGGTTAAGAAAATTATGCCCGAAAATAATATTCTTAGTTATACAAGCAAAGGTGATCGTGACCAAAAAAGTTGCAAGATGTTTGGGGGAACATTACTTCATTCAACTTCTTGGAATGGTAATACTCATCAGTATCATTCTAATGATAAATATGGTGCAGTTCATGTACATCTTAAAGATTTAAAAAGCGATTATGTAAGTGCAAATGTTGACTTTATTGATATGAGAGCAGAAATGAATGTTGATAGTGTTGGAAACCAAACAGGTTCTGTCGATATTCTTACTTATATAAATAGTATGCACAATCCTTGGACTTATACAAGATGCCCTCAAACTAATCAATATATAAGAAAGCAAAATCCTAATACTGCGCCAATGGAAGAAGGTTATCGCATGGCGTATGGTGGACAAGGTGAAGGAAATATGTTAAGCATGAATGATTGGGATGAGTATCTTGACATTTGTAAAGCAATTAGAATGTTCTTGTATGAGGTTGTAACTCCTGCAAAGAAAGGTGAGTTTGATTACTCTCAGTTAGAAGATTTGATGGTAGCATGAAAAGAGTAGAAATAAATAAGGAAGACGATCCCTTGGAAGATACTATATTAAAAGGGATAATTAGTTCTTGTGAAAATATGCTTGACGATCTTGAGCAAGGCGCTAATATCGAAGAGAAAGATATGCAAGATATAATTTATGCAGATAATGTTTTACTAGAGATTCAACAAAAATTATCTAAACAATTAATTCCGTCAAATATAAAAGGATTTGCACCGATGACAGATAGAATTTATTGCGATGACGAACATGGAAATAGTTTATGACAGACAAAGATATAGATTTTATAATTAAACAAACCTTAATTGATGCGTCTTTGCACCATGAAGAAGATAGTAGGCAAAGGTATTATAATGGAATACTTGAATTAGTTAATGAATATAAATCTCTTCAGCACAGACTAAGAGAGATCATGGATGCTAGGTATAATAGCAGACCAAAAAAAAATTAAAAAAAAGTGTTGACAAACAAAATTAGTTATTGTAAGGTATGGGCATAGTTTAAATTTTATCACATATAAAAAAAGGAAAAGCGAAATGATTATCACACAAGACAAAAACAAACAAGTAGTACAAAGTCACGATTTTGAATCTGTAAATTGTACGATAGATGCAGAAGATATGAGATATGTAGCATCTCTTCTTCGCAACAATTATTCTAACACTCGTCTTGCAGTTGTTAGAGAGATTACCGCAAATGCACTCGATGCAAATGCAGAAGCAAATGTTTCTCGTCCTATTGAAGTTAAGTTGCCAACTAGCATGAATCCAACTTTTGCAGTTCGTGATTTCGGTGGGGGTCTTAGCCAAGAAGATGTATTCGGTCTTTACTCCAAGTATGGCAAGTCAACCAAAAGAGAATCAAACAATTACATTGGTGCTTTCGGTATCGGTAAGTTTGCTCCATTGTCCTATGGTGAAAACTTTACTTGTGTTTCTTATCATGGTGGAGTAAAAAAGACTTACAATGTTTTCGTCAATGACGATGACGATACCAAGATTGCAATGATTGGTGAAGCAGAACCAACTGATGAACCAACAGGTTTGTCTATCGAAGTCGCAGTATCTGATTCAGATGTATCTGAGTTTCACGAAATCGCAAAAAAGTTTTTCGAGTTCTTCTCTGACGAAGAAATGCCAAAATTCATTGGTGTTGACGATGACTTTATTTCTCCAAGAGAAAAAATCTTAGAGAGTGATAATGACGATTGGTTCTTCGTAAAAGAGAATGATAGTTCTAGGTATGGTTACAATCATGCTAGTAATCGTTCTCATGTTCTCATGGGCAGAGTAAAGTATCCTATTGATACAAATGCTATTAATTTAACTAATTTCGTTCAAGACGAAAAACTCAGAAGTATTTGCGACAATCTTTTGCAACAAGATAATTTCTATCTCAGAGTTCCATTGGGCGCAGTAAAGTTGCATCATAGCAGAGAGTCATTGGAGTACAACAAGTCTACTCAGAAAACTATTGCAAAGTAT